CGCCTGGTGGGCGGTGTGCGCGTACTCGGCGAGCACGGCGCGCGGCACGGAGACGAGGCGCCCGGCGCCGTGCGCGGCCGCCCGCAGCCCGTGCCGCATGCGCTCGAGGCGGTCGATCACGCGCGGCAGGATGTCCGCGATCGGCTCAAGACCGCTCACGAGACGCTCCGCTCAGCCACCGCTGGCATCGTGAGCGCCGCCTCACTCATGCTCGCGCTCCATGCGCGCGAGGGCGCGAGCAGCCCGCCGCTGCCGCCAGGCGCGGTGGCGGAGCTGGACGCGGCGGTCGTGGCGGAGCGTGCGGACCGTGCCGTTGACCAGAATGACGGCGAGTGCGACGAGGACGACGGTGAGGGGGGTCACGCGGTGCCCTCCGCAATGCCCAGCGCCGCGCGCAGGTCGCGCACCGGCTGCATGTCGCGACGGTAACGTGCCGCCATCGCCGGATGCACGTCATCCGGCCCGTTGTACTCGGCCTGCACCCGTGCTTCGAGGTCGAGCATCACGTCGACGGCGCACGCCGTGATCGTCGCCAGTCGCTCCGTGAGCGCGTCGAGGTGTGCCAGCACCGCGCGTCGCATGGGCGCGTCGCCGGTGTCCGGAAAGCGCAGCGTGAGGTCACGGAACGCCGCGACCGCTTCTGACTCGCTCATGCGTCCTCCCGTGCGTCGCGGATATCGGCGGTGCGTTCATGCGCACCGTCCGCATCAATGAGGCGATGAACTGCTTCACCCGTGCGTGTTATCTTGCCACAGCGGCACACGCCCGTTGTGGGGTCGATGAGATGTCGCTCACCGCACTGTTCTTCAGGCGTACATGGAGTCTCGACACGAGCAGTTAGCATAGCACGGTACGCATCATAAGAACCGCCTGCATCGGCCCAACACTTTTCACACATCATGCGGCACCGTCCTGTGAGTGTCGGAGCGCTCGCACCTCGGTGAGAAAGCGCTCCATCGACATTTCCGACACGCCCTTCGGCACGCCGTTCGGCCATGACTCCAGTAGGGTCACGGTGTTCGGCTGCATGAAGAGTCGCAGCGTCGGCAGCGGTTGCACCTCGACCAGCAGGGAGTGCGGCGCGCTCATGCGTCCTCCGTGATGCCAAGCACGGCAAAGACTTCCTCGGCCTCGAGCCATTCGCCATCGTTGGTTGCCGCGAGGTAGCACGGTGCCTGCGACGACTTCAGGTCGTACCGCTGACATTGCAGCACCTGTTTCACCTTCGCCGCGAGCGCCTCGCGTTCGGCACGCACGGTGTCAATTGTATGGAACGCTTCTGCCGCCTCTTCACCGAACGGAGCGCACTCTTGAAAATGCGAGTGGATCGCTTCCAACACGCCTTGCACCTTGTGCCCTTCGATCGCCAGTGTTTGCACCGTCCCGTTGCGTTCGATCGTCACCGCGTAGGGAACGCCAGGAAGATCCGGCCAATATGCAAGCTCATGCAGTGCGATCTCCCATGCAGCAAGTTGAGCACGCGCCGCATCGCGTTCGGCACGGAGTGTGTCGATGTGATCCCAGAGCACTCGCAGCGCCACTTCCGCGACGCTTGCACGCCGCACCCGCCCTTCGAGGCCCATGTGCGGCGAGACGATCTTGGACAGCACGGCGTCAAGCAGCGCGGCGTCGTCGCGGATGGTCGGGCGGTCAGGCATCGTTCACCCCCGTCACCGGCTGCGCGAGGCCGAGGTAGAGTGGTGACCCGTCCATTGTAGTATCCCACGGAATCGCATTCGCCAGCGGCACCGTCGTCGCGGACGTGAGGGCGGCGGTGAGAACGTGGAGCCACCACTCGTGAACCCGGTGCGCACTGGCAACCGAAATGTGCTCGTAGCACGCCACCGCGGCCCGCTCCCGCATCGCGTAGTCCACGACGATGCCCGTGGGCTGCTGCTGCGGCTGCGGCGTTGGGTAGTGGGCTGAATCGGTTATCACGACCGGACGCGCTGCAAGCTGCGCCTCCAGTTCCGCGATGCGGGCGCGGAGCCGGTCGTTCGCCTGCTGTACCTGCCGCGTGTGCGCTTCCCACTTCCGCGGCCCCGCGTCCACACCGGCGTCGTAGCCGCGCACGTAGAACTCTGCGTCAAACTGCGAGGTCATGCCGAGCGCATAGGCACGGGCTCTCGCCTCGTTGAGTCGCGCGTCGGTGATTTCGTGGGCTCGCGCCGCCTCGACGAACTCCCGCGCGAGGTCGATGAGCGGCGGGGTGTCCTGCGTCTCGTCGATCATGGTGTCGCCTCCGTGAGAATGTTGTTCGGTCGGGCGGACCCCTCATCTTCCGCCTCGTGAGCAAAGAAGAGCGCCGCCAGAATGCGGGCGTCACGGTATTTTCGGTATTCAGCGAAGTTCCGCGACGGATACGCCCAAGACGTTCCCGGACGAAGGTGCGAGCGAATCCGAGTCCGCATTGTGTTCTTTGTCTGCTCGTCAATGCAATCGCCACTGTACAGCAACTCAACCTCAACACACAGCCCAAGATTTCGTTCATCGGCGTGCACCTGCCGCGCGATCGCGCGCCACGCCTGCGGTTCAGTGAGCTGCGGCTCAGTCAGCATCGTTCGCCTCCGCGGCGAAAGGGTTGGGTGACATCGCGTGCGGCGCGACCGGCGTCGGCGGCGCGCACGGCGCGACGGTGTAGATCGAGACGCGGTAGCCGCTCGCGTGGGCGGTCACCAGCACGAGCGCGACGCCCACCGCCACGACGGCGGCGAAGAGCGCGGCGTCCAGCAGGGCGGCGCGCATCACGCCCGCCTCCAGGCGTGACCATCGGTTCCGCGCGAGGCCCGCTCGCACACGCCGTCGCGCCGGAGCTGCCGCAGCGTGGCCGCGACATCGGACAGGGCGGGGCGATGCGCGCGCGTGCTGACCGCATCGCGAAGCGCCTGTGTGCTCTGCCACTCGCGCGTGAGGGCGGCGCGGAGCGCGACGGCGAGGGGCGTCACGGCCGGCGTCGTGTCGGTCATGGGGTCGTCTCCTGCGGTGCGCGAAGCCGCGCCAGCGCGCGCTCGACGCGGGACATCCGCAGTTCGAACGCCCGCTGCTGCTCGTACAGCCCGGAGAGCATCACGAGCTGCGCCTCGTGCGCCTTGCGCGTCTCCGGCGACATCTCGTCCCACCGCACGTGCTTGAGCAGGGCAAGGCCACGCCCGAGCTGCCGATCCGCACGCCGCTTCCGGCGCGCGGCCAGCGTCTGATGCTCCGTCGCCTCGGCCACGCGATAGCCGACGCCTGGCACGGCCGCCAGCGCACGCGCCATCTCACGCAGCATCCGCCCCTCGGCCCGGACACGGGCTCCGCGCACTCGCGCCATGCTGACGCGCGTCGAGAGCCCATCCTGCAACGCCTGCCGGATCGTGTCGTGGGCGATCACCTGACCGGGCGAAAACGCCGCCACGAGGCGCATCACGATCTCGACGTCGGACTCGCCGGTCGCGCGATCGGTGCGGAACGCTGGGGCGCTCACTGCGCCACCAGCGTGGCGCTGAACCGGCCGTAACCGTTCACGCGGTTGTCCCCGATTCCTTCCACGACGCCGGCCAGTTCGACCAGGCGCACGAACTCGTCCACGTTGAGGCCGGCGTCCTCGACCAGCAGCCCGTCCAGCTGCAGCCCCCACGCGGGGAACTGTGGCCGCACGCGCATCACGCGCTTCCCGCCGATGCCGACCGACAGCCGGGAGTGGAACGTCTTGTCCGCGAACACCTGGTCGATGTCGCGCGGCCCGTCGTAGATCAGCGGCACGTTGAGCGTCCCGAACGAGAGCGCGCGCTCGACGGCCTTGCCGAGCTTCTGCATCCGCGCCGTGTTGATGAGGCACTTGCGGACCTTCGAGGTCGGCTGGACGATCACGCCGTTCGCCTCGTACAGCCCGCCGTACCATTCGAGCGTTTCGATCTGGCGCAAGTCCTCGTCCGTCTTCTTGCGCTTGCTGGTGAGCGCTTTGATCTCCCGGTTAAGGGAGAACTCCGGGTCCACCATGCGCGGGTTGTGCATGAGGAGCGGCGTCGTGCCGGTGAGCGTGAGGGTGAACTTCATGGTCGTGCTCCGTGGTGTGGGCGTGCCGTCTGCGTGCGGTGCCGCCGATGTGCGGCTGACGCTGGCGCCCGGTGTGTGTCCTGCCCTGCCGCTCCATGAGCGGGTCCAGCCCATGCCTGCCTTGCCTCGCCGGGCCGCGCCGTGCCAAGCCTTGCCTTGCCGTGCCCCGCCTGCCGTGCCTCGCCATGCCTTTCCTTGCCCCGCCTCGCCGTGCCTAGCCCTGCCACGCCGGGCCGCGCCGTGCCTAGCCTTGCCGAGCCTCGCCTGCCTTGCCTAGCGCCACGTCCGCCCCGGCCTGACCAGCGCCTCAAGCGCCGTGAGCGCGACCGTGACGAGCAGCGCCGGCACGACCTGCCAAATGGTGGACGGGCAGCCACGCCGCCCGGTGCGTTCGGTCGTGCCGCTCGGCTGCACGCAGCCGAGCACGGCCAAGCGCTGGAGCGCCTTGTATACGCCGAACCGGCTGCCAAACCCCTCGGCCACGAGGGTGGGCACCGAGGCGGGCGCGTGTTCGAGGCGCCGCAGCACGGCCCAGCGGACGGGGGCGCCGCGTCCGGTGCGGGCGCTCATGCGGCACCGTCCGTCGCGCGCGGGTCCGTCACGGCGATCAGTCGGCGCAGCAAGCCGACCGGCGCGGAGCGCGACGGCGAGGGGGCTCATGAGGCCCCCCCAATCCGCAGCTCACGCGCCGCCGCTTCGACGAGGTGCCAGTGACGATCGTGGCCAGCGCGGTCGGGGTGCGTGCGAGCGCGAGCGCTGCGGTACGCAGACGCGAGCGTTTCGGACGTGCTGTCGTCTGGCACGTGCATTCCCGAGTGCTCGCGCAGGATCTCGATCGCCGCTGAATGACCCATGGTCAGCGTGGTGGTCGACGCCGGCAGTGCCTTGAACCCGCGGAACTGCTGGGCATCCTGCACGGCCCCGTAGCGCTCGACGCTGCGCAGCGCCTCGAGGGTGAGCAGAATCGCGCGTACGTTGTGGTGCCACACGTCGTGACTGTCAGCGGCGAACCGCAGCGCGCCCTGCGTCGGGTGCGTGCAGTAGAGGACCACGCCAGGCGAGCGCGGACTCGCATCGGCGCGCAGGCGACCGTCCTGCCGCACGTCGCGCTCGTGCACGTCCACCTCGAGGTACGCGTCGCGCACGCCGTGGCGGCCGAGCTCCTCCTCGAGCTCGGATAGCGTGGAGCCCGCCGAAACCCTGAACGTCGAACGCGAGCGCCGACGACTCGCTGGCGTGACGGCGCCTGGCCACGCAGCGAGCGGGCGACAGAGCACGGGCACGAACGACGCGCGGCTCATCGCCCCACCACCTGCAGTAGCGCCCAGATCACCCCCCCCCACGCGAGCGCGCAGAACAGCAGCAGGGCGAGGCCGGAATAGCGGGTCATGTCCACGTCCGCCCCGGCCTGACCAGCGCTTCGAGCGCGATGCGCGCGCACGTGACGAGCAGCGCCGGCACGACCTGCCAAATGGTGGACGGGCAGCCACGCCGCCCGGTGCGTTCGGTCGTGCCGCTCGGCTGCACGCAGCCGAGCACGGCCCAGCGGACGGGGGCGCCGCGTCCGGTGCGGGCGCTCATGCGGCACCGTCCGCGTCGAGCCGGATCCACAGACCACGCGTCACGTTGTGGACGAGCCCACGCGCCTTGAGGCCTGAGAGGACCACGCTCACGCGCGTAGGCGTTGATTGCGCCCGGTCCGCGATCGCCTCGCGCGTACTCGGCCGCTCAGGGTTCGCCGAGACAGCGTTCAGCACGCGATGTGCGAGCGTGCCGTCGGTCCGCAATGCCGCCTGCTCCTTTGGTGCGGCACGGCGGACGGGGTAGCGCGGCGCCGGCGCCGGCGATGCCGCACGTCGCGGCGCGGGAGGCCAGGAGGCGGCCACCGTTTCCGTGCCGTGCGTCGGGCATACGACTTGCAGCGACTGCCCGCAGCGCTGGCAGACGAGGACGCGGCTCATGCGGCACCGTCCGCGCGCTTCCCCTCGAACAGGTCTGCTTGGGCGCGTTCGCCGGTCCAGAACCGATCGGCTTCCGCCTCGAGCTGGATCAGCAGCGCGTTGACGGTCGGCGGCAGGGCGGGTCCACCGTCCGACGTCGGGACGGACGGCACGTGCGGCGTGTTGATCACCACGGGCGACGAGGCGCCGCGCACCTTCCGCAGGGCCGTGACGACACAGCCGCCGTGCTCGCCGAGGCTCAGCGTCACGCCGACGACGCTCATGTCCTCCGCGTAGGTGCTGGGCAGCTCGCAGCACTGCACGACCCACGCGGTGAGCGCGTTCAGGGCGGCGACGAACTCGGGGCGCGGCAGCTCGTGGCTGGTCAGCGTCGACTCGATGGAGTCGACGTTCGCGCGATCCTCGACGCGCGTCAGGGCGACGCCCTTCGCGACCGAGTACTTGATCTTGGCGTACGGCATCAGGCCGCCCTCCGCATGGCCGTCGCCCTCGCGGTGCACGGCGGCGTAGTCGGGCAGGGCGCGCCGGCGGGGCGGAGGCACCAGGGGCAGAGATGCGGCGCCGTCGCCGTTTCGTCACCGTTTCGGGCGCCGATTCGGCGCGCGGCACACCTTGCGCGAGAGGTGAGACGCGCGCTATCCTCGTGTGGGGGCGAATGATGGTCGACGGCTGCGACCAGAGGCAGCCGAGCGGTCATCGGTTCAATCCCGATCTGTGGCTCTGTTTGCAAGTCGTTGTCCCTCAGTGATTTGTGGATACATCGGCCCGCCCCTTGCGGCGGGCCGTTGCCGTTTCGTCACCCTTCGCGTCGCGGGGCGGCAGGGTGCCCACCGCGGCCACCGCCGGCGCCAAGTCGTCCGTGCGGTCGCGCAGGTAGCTCCGTTTCAGCACCCGCAGGTCGCTGTCCCCGATGTAGCGGCCGGCGAGTTCGAGGTTGCCGGTCGCCTCGAGCACGGACTTCGCCACCATGCGCCGGAACCCGTGCATCGCGCGGTAGGGCTTCCAGGGCACCCCGGCCCGCTTTGCCGCCTCGTGCAGGTGGCGGTTGAGCGCCTGGTAGCCGTAGGCCCGGTCGACAGACTGGGTCCGCTGGTCGCCTCCGAAGAACACCAGCTCGCCCGCGTAGCCCGCCCGCCGCGCCCAGACGCGCGCGACCCGCAGCACCCGCACGGCGTCGCGGGAAAGCGGCTGCGTCCGCATCTTCCCGAGCTTGTCGTGCTCGCCCGGCCACCGGACCACCCGTCGACCCATGTCCACGTCGGACCATCGCAGCTGGAGCAGGGCATTCGATCGAGGCGCCAACAGTCCATCAAGGGCGATCGCCGCCCAGGCGCGCCACTGCCCGGGCGTGCGGTAGTCGAGCTGCCCGAGGATCGCCCCGAACTCCGTCGGCGCGTACTCCTCGATGACGCGCGGCTGGTAGTCCCGCCCCTTGCGCACGGCATAGCCGTCGAGCGGATTGGCGACCAGCAGCGTCCGGAGCGCGGCCCACCGCCACACACTCTTGACGAGCTGGATGTGGTGCGCCACTTGGTTGCGGGCCATCCCAGCGCCGTGCCGCCGCGGCCGCGTGAGCAGCGACGCGCGCCATTCGTCGAGCGTCTCCGGCCGCACGAGGTCCGCGAACGTCGTGATCGGCACGTGCAGCGTCCAGAGCTTCCACCGCGCCTTCGCGAGCGTTGCCGTCTTCGGCCGCCAGTCCGTCTCGTGGGCGAGCAGATACGCCTCCCAGAGCTCACCGACGGTGCGCCGTGCCGCCGCCGGCGTGTCGCGGCGCGTCAGCCGAGCGACCACGCCCTCACCGAACGCCCGCGCCTGGCGCTCCGCGTCGCGCTTCGGGCCGCGGAAGGTCTCAAGACGCCGCTCCACGGCGCCAAGCGCGTTCCGCTCGCGCCACTCGACGCGCACGACCGGTTCACCGCCGAGCACCTGCCGGAAGACGTTCACGGTCGCGCCGTGATGACCAAGCGTGGTGATGCGCTGCCGGCTCATGCGGCACGCTCTCCCGCCGCCCGGGCGATGCTGGCCGGCAGCGTGCGCGGGACGATGATGGCGCGGAGCCAGTAGCGGCCGCGCTCGTACCGGACGTGCCCGGTGTACGCGTAGAGTCGAGCGTGGCGCCGAACCTTGGTGCGGGTCCAGCCGGCCGCCGCGGCCGCGTCCTCCTCCGTCCACCACGTGAGAAGGTCTGCGGCGGCGCGGGCGACCCGATCGGCGACCTGCTCCAGCATCTCGGCATCGCGCGCGTGATTCCGACGACGCAACACCACGGCGTCCTCTCGGATCTCCGACAGCACGTCGGCGAGCTCGGTCCGCTTCGCGTTCGTCGTCACGCGCGGGTCCTCCCACGGATCCGGCTGGCCTGCGGGCAGGTCGTGCAGTGGCTCATGCCGCCAGCTCCAACGCCAGCGGCTCCGCCGGCCCCTCAGCCCCTCCGACCACGCTCACCCCGCGCAGCACATCGAGCTCGACCCGGACCACGTGGTCCATCGCGTCCCGAATCCCCTGGTCGTGCGTGATCAGCACGATCTGCGCGAACCGGTCACCGAGGCGCCGCAGCATGGCGAGGACGTTCGCGCGGCGCTGCTCGTCGAGCGCCGCGGTCACCTCGTCGAGGATGAGCAGCGAGAACGGCGTGCCGGACCGCTCCGCCACCATCTGCGAGATGGCGAGGCGCAGCACGAGGTTGCAGAGGTCCTCCTCTCCGCCGGAAATCACCGGCTTCGGGAGCCCGTCCTCCACGAGCGTCAGCTGGTAGTCCTCGCCGAACTCCGCGTGCGTGTACCGGCCGTCGGTGAGCGCCTCCAGCAGCCCGCTCGCGAGGTCCGCCAGCTCCGGCCGCAGCGCGCCGTTCAGGTCCGCCCGCAGCTCGCCCATCGCACGGTCGAGCTCCTCGAGCACGAGCCGATCGCGGTCGAGGGTGGCCAGCCGTTCTCGGGCCTGGGCGGTCTCCTCGAGACGGCGGCGTGCGGCCGCGAGGGCCTCGCTCGACCGCGCCGCGGCATCAGTGGCGGCGCGGTGGGCCTCAGCGGCGGCCCGCAGCGCGCGCTCCGCCTCGGCGTAGTCGCGCCGCAGTCCGTCGTACGCCTCGGCCGTGAGGCCCAGCGCCGCGAGGCGCGCGTCGACGTCGGCCTGCTCGCTCGCGATGGCGCGGGCCTGCTGCTGCGCCTGCTCGAGCGCGTCGGCGACCCGGGCCTGCCCGGTCGCCTTGTCGGCGAGCACGGCACGACGGGCCTCCGCCGGCGCGAGACGCGCCAGCTCCGACCGCACGATCGCGTGTCGCGCGGCGTCGTAGGTGACCGGGAGCGCGGCGATCTGGGCGATCACCCGTGCGACGTCGGCCTCCAGGCGCTGGCGGTCCGACTGCCGGCGCACCATCTCGCGCAGCGCGTCCTGCGCCTCCGTGACTGCCGCCCGCGCCGTGTGCAGGGAGGCGGTGTCCTGCTGCAGTTCGCGGCGCCAGTCGCGGACGCCCTCGGGTTCGGCCTCGAGCGCGAGGGCGCGCGCGCTGAGCGCGGTGCCCTGTTCCGTCGCCGCCTCAATCTCGGCGGTCACCGCGGCGAGCACGTCGTGGTAGCGCTCGCCCAAGGCGACGCCGCAGGTGCTGCACGGGGAGTCCGGGCCGCGCGAGACCAGCGCATCGCGCTTCGCGAGCAGCGGGCGCACCGACGCCCGCGCCTGCTGCAGCTCGGCCCGCGCGGTCGCCAGCTGCTCGCGCCAGGTGGCCTCTTCCTCCGACAGCCGCCGCTCGGCCTTCTCGACGTCGGCGAGCCATTCGTCGACCTGCGAGGTGGTCGCGGTGACGATCTGCTGCGCGTGCTCGACCGATGCCCGGAGCGCCTCGGCGCTCGGCATGGGGTCGAGCTGCGCCTGGAGGTGCGCCTGGGTGCCCAGCAGCCGCTGCCGCTCGGTATCAGCGGCGGCCTCGCGATCGAGCCGCGCGCCCTCCTCGCGCAGGGCCGGCAGCGCCGACAACTCGGCGTCGAGGGCCGGCAACGCGGCCACCGCGTCGGCGATCGCGTCACGCTCGTGCTCAAGACGCAGGACGTCGCGCGCCACGGACTCGTCGCGGAGCGCGAGCGCCCGCCGATGCTGCGTGAGCTGCTCCTGCTGTGCCCACGCCGACTGCGCGACCTCCCAGGTGGCCCGGAGCCGAGACTCGGTGGCCTCGGCCGCCTCCCGGACCTGCTCGGCCGCGATCAGCGCCGACTGTGCGGCCATGTCGCGCTGCCGCGCGGCCACGCAGTCCGCCTGGAGCGTTTCGGCGGCAGGCATCGTCGCACGCAGCGCCGACGCCTCGGCCGCGAGCCCGCGCCGCGCCTCCCGGGCGAGTGTCTGCGCCGCCTCAAGCCGGTCGTAGCCGAGGACGCGCGACAGGAAGCGCGCCCGCTCGGCCGGCCCCATCGACCCCATGACGGCGAGGTCCTTTTGGCCGGTGAAGTACGTGGTGAAGAACTCGGCGCGCGTCATCCCGAGCGTGCGCTCGATCCACTCCGTGACGCCGCCCAGGCTGGTTGCCACCGGCGTCTCGGACGCGCCGAGAAACCCGCTCGCGGAGGAGAGCCCCCGCTCGACGCGCACGTGATGGGCGCCCACGGTGAACTCGAGCTCCACGCTCACGGCGGCACGGGGCGGCGCCCCGCGGTGCTTGATCGTGTCCTTGCTGCCCCGCGCCGCACTCACGCCGTACAGCGCGAAGGCGATCGCCTCGAGGATGGTGGACTTGCCCGAGCCATTCGCGCCGACGATGCCCGTCAGGCCGCGGTCGAATCGGATGTCGGTCTCGGCGTGCTGGCGGAAGTTCCGCAGCCGCAGGCGGTGCAGTTCCATGGTCAGGCCTCCACCGCGACGACGCGAGTGGCGTCCGTCGCCTGCTTGAGGAATCGGGCGCCAGCCGCCACGAGCGCGTCGCGGTCGACATCGGCGGGCAGGTCGCGGCTCTGCAGCGCCGTGCGCAGCAGGACCTCCAGGCTGGTGTGCTTCGCCTGTTCGACACTCACGAGCGCCGGCGCTTCGACCGGCGCGCGCGGCACCAGTTGCAGATGCAGGGCCCGGGCGCGGAGCTGCTTGAGCGCGTCCTGGTCGAGCTCGCGGAGGCGATGCCGCGGGCAGTTGGCGAGCACGACCCGCACCACGGCGTCGTCGATCGGGTCGAGCTCGAAGCCGCACTCGGCCTGGATGGCCTCGTCGATCTCGACGGCGCTGCGTGTGGCGCAGTCGATCGGCCCGAGGTCCAGGAACGTGCGCGACGGCAACAGGGGCACAAACCGGGTGTGCCGCGTGGCCAGGTCATGCACGAGGAACCCTTTCCCCGACACGCCACGCGCCTGCTGCTCCTCGATCTCGCCCCACGGGTTGGTGCTCGTGTAGTCGATCGACCCGCTGTACCAGCAGCGCGGCGCGACCTCGCGGGCCACGTGCCAGTGGCCAAGGCACACCACGTCCCACGCGTCCGCGTGCAGCTCGTGCACGTCGATGTCGTGCGAGGTGCGCACCGGCAGCATGCCGGCGATCTCGCCGTGCAGCAGGAGCACCTTGTGCCGGCGCGTCGTCGTCGGGCGCAGCACGGGACGCTCGATGCCGACGACGTCGGGCACGGCGAGGACCTCGAGGTCCAGCTCGGGCAGGTCGATGACCTCGGCTGCGCGCTCGACGACATGGATGCGAAGGCCCCGGAACAGCTGGAGCATGCACCCCGCGTCACTCGTGCGCGGCGCGTCGTGATTCCCGGCCACGATGATGATCTCTGCCGACGGCAGCGCCTTCCGGAGCTTCGCAAATCCGTTGAACGCGTGCACCGTGGCCGGGTTCGACGGGTGCGAGTGATGGAACACGTCGCCGCCCACGAGGACGAGCGCCGGCAGTTCGGCGATCACCGCCTCGATTGCGCGCGTGAACGTGTCCGCCACGTCCTGCTCGCGCTGGTTGATGCCGGACGGCGCCAGCCGATTAAACTGCCGGTAGCCGAGATGGAGGTCGGCAAGGTGGGCGATGCGCATCAGAGGATCCCCTCGAGGTCCGTCGCGTCGTCGGCGCCGTAGCCGTTGGCCGGCTGCGCGATCGCCGGCGCGCGCGTCGGCTCGTCGTAGTGCGGCGCGCCATCGGCCAGCTGCGGCATGGCGCCGCTGCTGAGCGTGTCGAGCGCGTCCTCGGTCGGCACGTCGTCGTAGTCGAGCCGCGTGAGCAGCGCGAGGCGCGGCGACTTCGGCGCGCTCTTCGCCGCCCGTCGGATGACCGTCTTGCGCGCGTACCAATAGGGCAGGTCGCGGACCTTGTTCGGGTTCCACTGGTGCGAGCCGCGGCGGATGGCCTCGATTTCGTCGGCGCTCATGACCTCCTGGATCACGCCGCCCATCACGGTGGGGATCGAGCAGTACGCGCCGATGATGGGCCCGTTCCGGTCCCGCCAGTGCGGGCGGTGCACGATCAGCGGGTGGTCGCCTTCCTGGTACTCGAAGTGGTCCGCTTCGCGGATCTCCTTGGCGTTGACGTGCTTCACGAGGCGCGTGGCCACCATGAGCTCGATGTAGCCCTTGTAGTCGGCGACGGGCGTCGCCACGCCCTTGTACGGCACGATGTGCGCCGTGCGACCGATCTCGAGGCCCCACTGCGTGATGACCACGGCGGACATGACCACACTCTCCCACTTCGCGTCGAGCAGGCTGCGGTTGGCGCCGAGCGCCATCATCACGGAGTGGCGCACACTCGCCGGCGTCATGCCGGGCGGGCAGAAGGCAGCGATCCGCTCCTCCATCTCGATGAGCTTGGCCTCGATCTTCTGCGCCGGCGTGAGCGCCGGGCGCGGGTCCTGCACTGGTGCGGTGACAGTCATGATCAGTCCTCTGTCGGGCGGGAGAAGGGGCGCGCCGCTGGCGCGCAGCGACGGACGCGAGTGGCGGCGTCGGTGATCGGGCGCACGCGCGGCTGGTCGGCGTCGCGCGTCTCGGCGAGCGCGGCCTCCACGAGATCACGGTCGCTCCGGGGGTCGGTCGCGTCGATGACGCACACCAGGAACCGCGCGCGCCCGGCAACACTGCACAGGCCCTGCGGCACCACCCCGGCCGGGATCGGCACGCGGACGACCGACCCATCGGGCGCGCCGTAGACGGCGAGGCGATCGCACGGCGGGTGGCGTGGGGGGACAGACGGGGATACCTTCACTGCACACCTCCTGATCAGGTGAGAGTCGTTGACTCCGGCCGCCCCGGTGCCCACCACCGGGGCGTTGCTGTCTGCGCTACGCCGCGCGCGGCGGGTCCTGCGACGGCGCGCTGAGCGCCGCGGTCACGATCTGCATGGTCGCGGCCGACACGGCCCGCGCGATCTGCTCCACCGGGACGCCGGCGTCGGCGAGTTCCTCGCTCAGCCTGGCGAGGCCGGCGACGACCCGGTCGCCGCGTCGCCGTCCCGCCTGATCATCGAGCCACCGGGAGACCGGCAGCCCACGCGCCCGGATCTCGCGGCGAGCGTCGAGCGCTGCGTCGTGCCAGACCCCGCGAGCGCGGCGGAGCGCCGGGCTCTCATTGATCCGCTGCCTCGGCATGGCCGAGCCCTCCCGTGCCTCCCGGCACTCTGCGAGTGTCGCCCGCCGGCCCACCCGGCGAACGTGCCCCCATGCGCACCGCACGAGGCCCACCATGGTCACGCCGCCTGCTTGGCGGCCTCTGCCGCCCGCCGCTCCGCCTCCCAGCGATCGAGCAGATGCCGAATCGAGGCCGTCGAGATCACGAGGCGCTTGTGGCCGGCCTCGGTGTGCACCGTCTTCGCCTCGAGCTGCCCCTCGATCACGAGCGACTTCACCGTGGTCGGCGCCTTCCCTCCGAGGAGCACGCCGGCCCGGCGCACGGCCACGAAGTCGACCCCATCCCACCCGCGATTTGCCGTCATGCGCGTCCCCGTGTTGATTCCGAGTCCGGTGCCGAGTCGGCACCCGGGTCACATCGCAAGTGTAGGCAACCGCTTGTCACCTGTCAAGAGGACGACTACGGCATGGGGAAGTTCGATCGCGCGGCGCGTGAGCTGAGGGCCGCGCGTGTCGCGCTGGGCGCGCAGCACGCGAAGGCATCGACCATCTCGGAGATGGCGCGGAGACTGGGCGTCTCGCGTCAAAGCGTGCTCGGTTGGGAGAGCGGCGACTCGCGCCCGGATGAAGCGCGGTGGGAAGACCTTGAGCAGGCCTACGGCCTCGCGGCCGGGACGCTCGCGAACCTCTACAGCGATCCGCGCGTCAACCTGGGCTACTGGTACGGTCGCGCGCAGTCGATCGAACGCCAGATCGCGCTGCTGCTCGCAGCCCAGCAAGACTTCGTCGGGGAGATGGCCGCGTACAACGCCGGGAGCGGCGACGCGGGTCGCGACGACCCTTCAGGCACGGCCTCAGTGAAGAAGACCGTTGTGGCCCACGCTACCCAGCGCGCGACAACGCCAGCCGAGACGCCGCGTCCATCGGCTCCGCGGCGCCGTCGAGCAGCAGATGCAGGATGACTCCGTACAGTTCACCCTCCGGGCAGCCGCGGTGGGCCCGGACCTCGAGGTCCGGTCGGGTGACGGCGAGGGCGTGCGTCGGATGGCCTGGCCAGACCGCCAAGGCGTCCCCGGCGGCGGCCGGCAGCGGGTACAGCAGGGGGGACAACACGCGCAGCACAGCGATCGGCTCGGGAGTCATGATTCGGCGTCCGTTCGGGTCCGGTGGATGTTAGCGCGACCGGCCGACAACGGCCAGTCGTGGCTCGGGGCAAGTGTGGACCGCTGTTGAGAGCTGGGGTCGTTTGACGGCCCCGCGACGGCAACGCTTGCCAGGAGCTAGGAGTCGCCGTAGGCTCGCTGCCTCAGCCCATCGTCCTTGGAGGGGATCTGCGATGAATAAGGGGGTCGGATGCCTCAGCATCCTCGTGCTGGCCGCGATCGCTGGCAGCGTGCTCGGCACCTGCGAGAACGCGACCGAGGAGCGCCGGCGCAAGTCGCTTTCTCCGGCGGAGCTCGCCGCGGAAGACTCAGTGCGTGCCGTGCAGGAGGGCCGCCGGGACCTCGAGCGACGCGCCTCGCAAACGAGGGCCGCCGCCCGGGAACGAGTCCGTGCGACCCTCAAGGATCCGAGCAGCGCCCAGTTTGGCCGAGTGTGGGCCGCCGGGGATTCGCAGCGCGTCGCCTGCGGTTTCGTCAACGCGAAGAACAGCTTTGGCGGGTACACCGGCGAGGAGCTGTTCATCGCAGCGGGTGGAGCTGCGCTGCTGCGATCGCAGATCGAGGCCATGCGCGGCGAGGATCGCGTTCGGGCCCGGGCGCTGCTCGCGGTGTGCGACACGGTCTATCCGTTCTCTGGGCGGTAGCGGTCGTGCGCACGCGGTGGTCCCTCCTCGCGCTCGCCGGCTTGCTCAGCGCGCACGAACTCGGCGCCCAGGAGCGATCGCCGCAGGCCAGCCCCCCGCCGGGCGACACGGTGTGGGTGAAAACGGGGAGCCGCGTCGACCACTGCCGCGGGACGCGATGGTACGGCAGGTCGAAGACGGGCGCGTTCATGCTCGAGGACGCCGCCAAGCGCGCTGGGCACAAGCCCGCCGGCGGGACGCCGTGCCCGAGGCCGGCTGCGCCCCGTCCGCGCCCTAGGTGATTGCGAGCATGACCGTCCGACCGGTCCGCAGGCTCAGGACGAGCGCGAGGACCGCGGCCGGGACGTGTCGGCGGTCTCGATCGGCACGGCGATCGCCCGCGCGACGAGCGCGACGGCCGCGCCAGGTACCGTGGCCGCCGTCCTGATCCGAGCGGCCGTGCCGGCGATCCCACCGCGCGCGACCAGGACCGGCTCAAGCTGCGCGGCCGTCTCGATGCGCACCGCGACCACGCGCACCGCACGCCGTTGCGGTGCCGCGGTGGTGACGGTGGTGGTCGCCACGATGCGCGCCGCGCCGGCCACGGTGGCCGGGCGCCGCGCGAAGGCCTGGCGCACGCGCGCGGTCGTGTCCACGCGCACGGCCGCCGCGGCCAGCGGCCCCCCGAGTCCCAGGGCGCTCCGGACGGTCGCGGCCGCGGTGATCCGCGCCGCGCCTGCCGTGATCGTGCCGAGGGCGACGTCGGCGGGGCGGCAGGTGGTCGTGGCGCGGACGATCGCGGTCTCGGCGACGACGGCGGCGCGGACGGCCTCGGCGGCAGGGAGGCTGGCGGCCGCCTCGATGCGGACCGCGGTGGCGGCCACGCCAGCACCGGCCGCGCCCGCCGGCGGCAGGGAGGCCGCCGCCACGATGCGCGCGGCGGCGGCGCTGAGCGCGCCGAGCTGCGTCGTGGGCGCCGGCAGGGCGCTGGTCGCGACGATGCGCAGCGCGCGTGCGACCACAGCCGCTCGCCGCGCGGTGGCGGCTGGGACGCCGGCCGCGGCCAGGATGCGCACGGCAGGTGCCGCAATCGCGCCCTGCGCCGTGGTGATCGCCGGCAGCCGAGCGGCCGCGGTGATCCGTGCGGCGACCGCCTGCGAGGCGCCGATCGCAACGGTGGGCGTGGGCACGGTCGCCTGCGCGACGAGGCGGACCGCCGCCGTGCGCAGCTCGCCAGCCGACGCGTCGAGCGCGGGCAGCGTGGCGGGCGCGACGATCCGCGCGGCCGCGGCCGTGACGTCCCCGAGCTGCGTGTCGGCGGGAGGCACGGCCGCCGAGGTCTCGATCCGAACGGCGGCCGCGACAGTCTCCGCGCGGACGCGCAGGGCGGGGCCGCCACACGGGAGCCCGCGCCATGACCCGCCCGGACAAGACGCGGATCACCATGCGCGTCAGCGAGGCGCTGACGAGCGAGTGGCAGCCGGAAGGCGTGATTGCCGAGTACGTGCGGCAGCACGAGTCGTCGCCCGTCGCGAGCCGTGACATTGCGTTCGCGCTGCGTCGGCTCAAGCGAGACGGCGCAGCCGAGTCGATCCAGTTCACACGCCATCGCGGCAAGTGGTGGCGGCTCGCCGACTGACTACACCGCAGCGACCTCCCACGCCCGCTGGTACTCCAACGGCACGGCGACGCGAATGTCGCCCGGGAAGCGCACGATGGCGTAGGCGATCGCCCCGCCGTCACCCGGCCCCCAGAGATCATCGAGCAGCGTCGGCGTGAGCAGCGGTGCATCAAAGCGCACCAACCAGCGCCGGCGCGGGGCAAGGTACGACACCGTTCCAACCAACGACGGGTCAGCCGCTTCGGCCGTCGGCGCGTTCGTTGTGGCGAGGAACGCATCTGGTGGCGTCGGTACCGCGTCCGTGAGCGGCGTGAGGGCGCCCGTGCTCGTGTCTACCACGCGCGCATCGACGGTGAACGCAAGGTCGTTGAGCGGCCGCAGGTACAAGGTCGTCATCGTTGGCTCCAGAAAGAAAAGGCGAAACACGGGCGCGGCGGACGCCACGGCGACCGTCAGCAACGGCCCAGCAACCGCGACGAACGGCTGCGCCGTCTCAAGCGTGAGCGTGGGGCTGGCGGACAGCGCGCGACCGACAAGCACGACAGTGGCAACGCGCGGCGTGGGGCTTGGCACCGCGCGCGGTGCCGCACGGGCCCGCACTGGCGTCGTCAATGCGGTGCGCGTGCCGCGCTGGGCCGACGCTCCATCGACCCGCGTGAGCGCGACGGTGCGGCGCGCTGTCAGCCGCAGCGTGCGCCGAGGGCTGGCCGGCCGTGGCGTTGCCGACGCCACGACGCGCTGCACCGACACGACGAGCGCCCCGCGCGCGACCGTCGCCCCCGACACCCCGGCGACCGCCCGCACACGGGTTGCGCCGGCCTGCTGCGGGCCGAACGCCACGACGGCCGCTCGCGCTGCCCCAGCCGCCGGCACGCGCACGGCAGCCGCCACGATCGCACCTCGCCGCACGGTGGCGTTGCGCCCGGTGCTGGTGACTGAGACGCGAGCTGCGGGCACGAGCAGGCCATCGCGCTGCGTCGTTGCCGTGCGCGGCTGACCGGCGGCGACGAGGCGCGACGCGGCCACAGCCACGGCCCCGCCCACCGCCGACGCCGTGCGGGGAACGGCCGACGAGGCCACGCGGACAGCCAGCGCGCGTGCCAGCGCCACCGCCGGAGCAGCAACGCGCGTGCCGCCGGTCGCCTCGACGCGCTGCGCAGCGACGACCAGCGCCTCCCGCGCCACCATGGCCTCGTCGAGGGTGCCGCGTGCGGTCGCCCGCTGGGTGCCGACGACCAGCGCGCCTCGTGCCACGGTCGCGGCGGTCCCGCGCGCCGCAGCCGGCACGCGCACGGCGCTGGCAACCACACCGCCCAGCCCAGCCGTCGCTCCAGGAAGACGGACACGGCCCGCCATCCGCACCGCCGACGCCACGAGCGCTCCGCGCTGCACGGTGGCGGGGCGGGTCGATGCGGACGCGCCAACGCGCGACGTCGGAACGCCAAGGCCCCCAGAGGCAACCGACGCGGCCGGGAGCTCCGCCAGCGCGCGAACGCGGACGCCCGACGCCCGGAGCGGCCCGAGCTGCGCCGTGGCCTCGCGTCCCTCGTGAACCGCCACGATGCGCACCGCCGGGGCGGTGAGGGGGCCGCGCGCCACGGTCGCAGTCGCGTGCCGCACGCCAGCCACGATCCGCGCCGCCGGGGCTGCAAGCGCCCCCCGCGCAACGGTCGCGGCACGGCCAGACGACGCCGCCCGAATCCGGGTAGCGCTTGCCGTGATCGTGCCGAGGCCCGCCGCTGCGGCGCGTCCCGTCGCGGTGGCGGCAATGCGCGCCGCCGGGACCGCGAGCCCACCCAGTGCAACCGTCGGCACGCGCGGGGTGGCGAGCACCACCACGCGCTGGGCTGACGCGCGAACGGCGCCCAGCGCCGCCGTTGCTACGCGCGGCGATGCCAGCGTGACGACACGTTGGGCCGTGGCGGCAATGCCTTCGCGTGCAACCGTGACGGCACGCGCATCCCCGAGCGCGACGACGCGCACAGCGGTTGCCGTCACAGGGCCCGCCTCGTCCTCGATGCCGGTGAGCGCGAGCGCCACCTCCGACACCTGCAACCCGCCCGTCGTGCCCACCTTGCTGAGCACGACGCGCAGCGCGGTCGGGTCCGTGATCGCGGCGACCTCGCCGGTCGAGAGTGTCAGGTCCACGCCGGACCACGTTGCCCCCGGCTCGATGCTGCGCGTGGCGATCAGCGTCGTGTCCTGCCGCACCTCCACGGTGATCGTGTCCGGGACCGTGGTCTCGTCGAACGCCACGACAATCGCGGCCCAGTCACTGGACGTCGGGTGCGTGCTCGCCCATGTGCGCGACGTGGCGGTGGTGATGTGCCGACCACCGGCGATCAGGACGTTCGTGGCGGCGGTGCCGCCGGTCGTCCCGTATTCCGCTGGCGCGGCGTCCCAGTCCGACCCGCGTGTCGGGTCGGTGTCGGAGGTCGGTCGCTCGTAGGCCGTGTGCCCGATCCAGAGCCGTCCCGCGACGGCGGCGTCCGCCGTGCCGCTCGCGACACTTGGCGTCGTGCTCGCGCCGTTGGCGCCGTTCGTGATCGCAACACCAATCGTCCCGCCGCCGAAACTGTACGCCTCGACATGCAACGCCTTCGCCGTGCGAGACGACGCGAGGGTCACCGTGACGGTATCGCTCGTGCTGAGCGCCGTCGTGACGACGCAGTACCACACGTGGCCCACAACGCCAGCGGCCGCCGTGCCCGCACCCCGGATCACGCCACGCGCGCGCGTCCATGTGTTGCTTTGCGAGTCGGCGACCCCGCTGATCTCGGTCGTGCCGGTGTCGTCGCTATTGTTCGGCGTCGTGATGTTGTCGCCCGCGTACCGCAGCACGAGCAGCGTGCCGACCGGCACGGCGTCGCTGAACGTCGCCGCGATCGACGACGCGCTGGTCTTGTTCTGGGCCTCGGCGACCGTCCCGAGCGACGTGAACGCCACGCGTCAGGGCCTCGTCACGGCGCGATCCGCGCGCGGATGGTGAGCACCGCGCCGGTCAGCGAGGCGAACGGGGGCGACGGATCGCTGAGGCCGAGTGTGACGCTCGCGCCCTCCGCCGTCGCGGCGATGAACGTGGCGTCGCTCGCGTCGCTGGTGTCACCGTGCGCCGTCGTCGTGTTCGCGGTCCAGTTCGTGTTCGCGACCGTGGCGTCGGGCACGAGCACTTGCGTCGCGGTCCCCGGTGGCGCGTCGACCGGATCCGCGCCGACGCCTGCGGACGGCGAGTTGACAGCGACCAGCTCCAGCGTCCCCGACACAACATCGACCTCGTTGCCGGTCGTGCCGTTCATCGGCCAGTACCGCTGCAACGTCAGGCTATACGTGTCACGCACCGCCAGCGGGTTGCCGCCTGCCATGAGCGCATCAACCGCCGCGTCCGACACGGTGCCCGTGTAGTGCGCGAAATGCGCGAGATCGCCCTCAAAGTGCGTATCAGAGGCGAGGTCGGGGCTCGCCCCCACAAACATCGTGCTATTCTGCGTGAACGTTTGGCCCGCACCGGGCTCGTTAATGCCAGTCGATCGCGACCCGACGTACACGGAAAGCGTCGTCCCTACGCGGCGCACCACGACCGCACGCCACTCCCCCACAGGCGTCAGTGGGGTGACGTATTCGCCGATGCCCCAACCCCCACTGTGCAGCAAATACGCGACCCAAGCGTTGCCGTTGATCGCAGGCAACAGGTACGTGTGCCAGCTATTGGCGGTCGCGAAGTCGCCGTAGCTCAGGAAAGACTGGGGCGAGCCGCCCGCAAACGCCGTCCACCGCACCCAGATGAGCGTGCAGAAATCGCCCGACAAGTCGAGCGAGTTCGCCGCCAACGTGAAGCGGTCCTGATCGGCGCGTGTGAAGAAGCGTGGCACTTATGCTCCCGCTTGATCGTCCACGGTGAACTGGAACAGGCCGCGATCCGCGCGCGCGCGAAGCATCGGCTCCCAGTACGTGCGCCAGAGCGACGCCGGCATGTGCATCTTGCCCATCGGAATCGGCGGCCGCTGCTCCTCCGTGCGGAGCGAGAGCCACCGCACGCTCAGGCCCTGTGAGCAGCGCCGCAAGATCACATGGAAGTGCGGCGCCCGCCGAGACAGGCGCGGCGTGAGCGTGTCCGTCGCGTCGTCCACCAAGGGTCGCGCGTCACACTGCGGCGTGCGCGTCACGATCAAGCGTCGCGCTGCGTCGCGAGCCGGTCGAGGACCGCGCGGCACGCGGTGATGTGTTCGGCCCGCTCCGTCGGTTCAGTGAGGTCACGAGGCACGAGCAGCGCACGCTCCCCGGTATATCGGTTCTGTGCGACCCCGCAGAGCGTCGTCCAGTAGCCAGGCGTGATCGCCAGGCCGGACGCCCACGACGGCAACGGCAGCGAGTCGGCACCTTCGACGCCGTACTGCCAGCCGGTGGCCGAGTGCAACGTCCACAGCGCCTCCGGGAACGAATCGCGCCACGCGGCGGCTGCCGCGAGCGTCGCAGAGTCAGGGACCACGCGCAGCGAATCCGGCGCGGGCGGTGGCGCGTCCGGGCGACGCAGCCATGCCGATCCCAGCGACGGACTCGACCACGCGCCGCGCCGCTGCGAACGCACCGACACCGCGACGAGCAGCGAATCGCCCCATGCCGGCCACGGCACGGTTACGCTGTCGCGTGGCACGGTGACGGTGTGCGCGATACTTCCGCGCGTCGTGCTCCACAGCGCCTCGTATTGATCCGGGCAACCGCGCAGATCGCAGCCGCGCCCCCATGTGGCCACCACGATCGCCGAGTCGCCCGGCGCCGTCGGCGACGGCCGCACGGTCACAGACGACACGCTCGACGCCATGCGTGTTGCAGCGCGAGCGGCGGGCAATGGCACGATGGAGCCCAGCGCAAGCAGCCACAGCACGATCATCACGGCGACAAACACGCTCATGGCGCGTCGGTTGCTCATTGCACTCTTGGTCATCGCGTGTCCTCCTTCGGGTCGGAAGGCGGGGGGGGCAGCGGCTCCGGTGCACGCGTGCGGGCCTTCACGCGCGTCGTCGTGGCGATTGTCATGTTACACCACCGCGACGTCGATGGCCGCGAAGCCGTTCGCCGGGAGCTGCACGGTGTAGTCGGTGCCGACGGTCGCCGTGTCCGCGTTGAACGCGATCACCGCCACGACCGGGCTTGAGGCATCGTCCGTGATCTCGCGAATGAGCGCCAGAAAGCGGAGGGTGTTGTTCGTCGCGCCGCCCAGGTTCGTCCACGTTGGGTCGTCCGCATCGTACACCACCTCGTCATCCGCGCCGACGTAGGTGACAGTGAGCCCGGACGGCGTGAGACGGCCCGCGCCAGCGAACCCGCCCGTGTAGCCGGTGGCGTCACACTCGGTGCTCGCCAGCGAGGACGCGAACTGGTGGTCGGGGTTGGGGGTGTAGGTGCTTTTGAGCAGCATCCACTTGTACGTGCCGCTCGACAGATCCGCCGAGATCGCGGCGGCGAGACGGTGACCGCTGAGTGCTCCGGGCATTGGACTACCTCCTTGGGTTGGTTACGGCGTGGGAAGAACGCGACGCAGCACCTGCCACGCCGAGGAAAAGAACCGACGCATCGCGTGCATGCGGTCCCACCACGTCTTGGCGGTGACGGCGTGCCAGAACAGGTCCGCTTGCTCTTGCGTGCAGCCGTCGGCCAGCATGGATTCGTAGAACAACTGATGGGCCGGCTCCGGCGGCATCTGCGTCAGCGCCACGTCGTGCAGCGCCGACGATCGCACATACGGCCCGGCCATTGGCGGTCCTACCGGCGTCCACAGGACGCGCGGAATGTCCGCGCCGTTGATGACCGCCCCGGCCGGGACGATGTGATTCACGCCGCGCTTGTCCGTGAACCGCATATCGAAGAGCATCCGCATTGCGCGGTCCATCATCTGGACGTACATCGGATCGTGCCATTCGCCGTGAGCCGTTGGGCCGGTTGGTCCCAGCTCGTTGCCGGCGAAATCTTTCACGGCAAATGCGCCCATCGCGGTAGCGATGCGGCGCATCTCCAGATGGCGCTGCGAGGTCACGACGCCGCCCTCGGCACGACGTAGCCGAGCACGAGCTGCGCCGCAATCGGCTTCGCGACAACTGCGACCCCTTCCCGGCTGTGGCCGCTCCACGAAGTGTTTCCCTCGACGGTGCGCGGTCCGCGCGCGTGCGTGCGGATCACGACCCCGATGTGGTCTCCAATGCCGTCCGGGCGCATGTCGTAGACGACCATATCGCCGGGCAGCGGCGTCTCGGTGCGCGGTTTCCAGAGGTGCTCTGCTTGTGCCCATCGCTGCCACGCGCGCACCGCGCCGACTTCGCGCGGCGGGGTGGCGACCCCAACGTCGCGACACCAGCGACCCAGAATGAGCGCACACCAGGCAGAGCCAAGCGGCGATCCGAACTGCCGCGCGATCTCGTCGAGGTACGGCGAACGATTCGCCGCGCTCGCACTTTCTTCGATGCCAACGTCAGCCAGCGCGCGGCGCACCAACGCGGCGCGCAGCGCGTGGTCGGGCAGCGCCAGCGCGTCAAGCCAGCGCGCGGCGGCAGGGATGAGCGGCTGCTGCATCACGAGACGGTCTCCGGCGCGGCGGCGGGCGAGTCACCGTCCTTCGCGGCCTTCGCGGTGTTGCCGGCCTTCATGGCCATCGCAATCGCCGCGCTCACCACCGCGTCGATCGTGTCGGGCGTCCACGCCACGAGGTCCGTCGGCAACGCCACGGCCAGCCGCGACGCCATCAGCGTGATGATTGCCGACACGGCAAGCACGACGCCCCGCTTGATGTCGGCGGGAAGCCGATCCGCCCAATGGCGGTAGGCGAGCAGCCAGTCGCTGGCGTAGTACGTGATGACCGCCACGACCAGCGGCGTGACAACGGCAACGACGTCATGGACAATCGGCATTTCACTCTCCTCCGTTGTTGGGTAGCCGCGATGAGCGGGCCGGTTCGTAGCCGCGCAACACGATGTCGCGCAGCTCTCGCGACTCGAAGCGAAGGGCACGGATCTCGTCGCGCATCTCCTTCCGCATCTCCACCAAGTCCTTGTCGATGCTATCCACACGTTGTAGGTACCGCCCGAGCACCACAACGCCCACCATCAAGGAGATGGCGAGCGAGATGCTGATGACCGACGTGTTCGACAACGGAGGCTGTATCATCCGAGTCACCTTCGGTCTGGTGAAGTCACCGTCGTTGTTTGTGGTCATGGCGCAATATACCAGCAAGCACGATTGTTAGTCGGGTAACGGCAACCCATACGGAGTGCCGGACTCTTTGAGCACATACACATCAGCCGAATGAGCGCGCTCATCACAGGATGGAGCCAAGGTACAACTCGGACAGCAACGTCACACAGTCGTTGAAGCTATTCCAGAAGTAGTTCGTTGTCAGAGGATGAACGCCTGCTCCGGTGTATTTGTCGAGAAACGGTGCCGCCCGTGTCGAGGTCAACACGAGCGCGCCGTTGACGTAGAGGCGTCGGGTCTCCGTCGTGAACGGGATCAGCGTCCGCTGTTCGACGAACTCGATCGTGCGGGGTGCAAACAACTCGACCAAGTCGAACAGTGGAGAAGCAACCACATCCCAGTCGTTTGCATCCACGAATGTCGTGAAAAGCTGGAAGCCGATCCGATCGTTCGCCTCCAATGTCCACCAGTAGCCCGGAATCTGCGCGAGCGTGTTGGTGGGCTGACTTGCGAAGCTGTTCCGTGTGATCGGACGAGTACGCAGCACGACGGTGCGCTGGCTGTACGTGAGCGTATTGTCTGGCAGAGGAATCGTGGCACCCGCCGCCGTGAGCACGCAGTATGCGCCACGGTTGATACCGTTGCAGCCGTACTGGAACATGCTGCTGAACCCGTTGTACTGGGCGCGCAGCGCGGCGGAGCTTGCGTAGGCCCACTCCTCGCGCCAGAACGGCGTGCCGTAGTCTTCCAGCTCAGGCAGTTCCTCGACCGCGCACGCTGGCTCGTCGTCGCCATCAGGACACGGGCGGCCTGGGAACACGCGATTGTACATGAGCATGTTGAGGTTGCCGATCTCCACGCCGCTGGCATTGTCTCCGCCCTCAATGAACGGAGATACGATCACGGGCGCAGCGACGTCGGGCGGCACGAACCGCCCGGCGCGCGTTCCGGCCGTACTCAGGCGCAGCCACGGCCCGTAGCGCGTGGCGTCGTCCTCATGAGTCCACACAGGCTGCCACGTCGCTCCCTGATTGAGCGTGTACAAGAGCACAAGGCGGGCGGCGCTCACGGGCGCAACGATGTGCGCTTGGAGCGCCAGCGAGCAGCACGCCGAGAGGTCAACGCGCGTGCGCAGGCGCGGCGACAACTCCGTCAGTGCGGCAGGAGCAGCGGCAATGGTGATGAGCGCGCCTTCGTTCGCGTGGAACGCAACGATCGTCGGCAACACGGGGTTGCGTGTGTCTTGGTCATCGTCCGGCGATGGCCCGTCAATCTCGGGGTCCGGCGCGTAGTCATCCGGGTCCGGCGGCGGGCCGCCAGGCGGGAACGGTGGCGCCGTCGAGCCGGCTTCGCGCTGCGGTCGCGTGGCCGTGAAGACATTGCATGGCTCGTTGAAGTACCATCCAACGAGCGGGATCACTGCGGAGCGCGCGAGCGGCCAGTACAGCACCGTGTCCGTGCTTGCCGGCAGCGCGCCCAGTTGGAGGTCCGTGACCACGCCGTTCTCGATTGCCGCCCAGTCCCACCGCACGAACACGCGCGGCCGCGCCGTGGCAACGGTGCGCGTCGCCGATACGATGACCGGCACCAACTCTCCCGCTTCCGCCGCACGGCCAAGCGCCGTGGCGACAATCGCAACGGCCATCGCGTCCTGCGGGCCAAACGCGATGCTCCCCGCGCGCGCATCAGCGATACTAACCGCGCGCACGGCACTCGCGGAGACCGGTGCCGCCTGCTCGCGGTACGACACCATCTGCCACCCCGACGTCGAGAGCGTGCCCGACGTCTGCCGGATAGTGATGCTCGTCGCGTCGTCTCCCGCCGAGCGCAGCCGCTCCGTGAACGCCAGTGAGGCGGTAGATACGAAGGAATTGCGCCGATACTCGGCGGTGACGCCCGTGCCGCCGTCAATGCCGGTGTATCCGCTCGTCTGGTTGGCCCATGTGTTGCTGATCTGCGAGCCGTGCAGCACCAGCGTGACCCCAGCGTCCGTCGTCGCAGGGAGCGAGCGGCTGAGATCACCCGGAGCGCTTGGCGCGGCCGCCGTGCCGCCTGCCGACGTATCGAACACAAACTCCATGCCTGCCGCCGGTCGATACACGACCATGGAACTGAGCATTGTCCCGAACGCAGTCACGCTGATCGTAACGGTCGGATTCGCGCTCCATGTGCCGTTGAAGACACAGTGAAATACGCGGAAGCGCACGCTATTCTGGTTGCGCTGCGTCTCCGCCGTCCACGTTTGCCCGCCCGTGTTGCCGATGGTGAGGTCGCGGATCGTGTCCCGATACAGCACGGCGATGACGACCAGATCGCCCGCGACCATCGACGCGGGCGGCACAAGCGTTTGCGTGTGGGAGGACTGGGCGCCGTTCTCCGTCGTGGGAACGTCGTAACGCCCAAAGAACGTGGCCACTACAGCACCTCCTCGAGCGCCACGGCGACGGCATTCTGCCGCAGCGACGCGCGCACCACCGGCGGCAACTGCGCGAGCTGCGCGAGGAAGCTGTGCCGTTGCCGGCCCAGGACGTCCGTCGCGTCGGCCGACCAGTAACATTGCCCGGCCACGCCGACGCGCCGCAGGAGGTCGTGCAGCACGGGCGCGGCTTCGTCCTCCGCGAGATCACCGAAATCGACCTGCACGGTCCGTCGCGTCGGGCGCGCGTCGACCAATCGCGCGCCGGAGAGCGTCTCCTGTCGCACGCTCGCACTCTCGAGGCCGAACTGCGCGCCGTACCGGAAATTGATCGACGGCTGGTAGAGCGGGCTGATCCAGAGGCGCGGCAGGTCGACGACGCCAGCCGGATTGGTCGTGTCCGTGATCTCGATCCGCCAGTACCGCGCCGTGACCGAGGGGTCCAGGAGCGTCAGCACGTCCCACCGCAGCAGGGTGAGATCCGCGTTCGTGAGCCGCCGCGTGGCCGCGTTCGGGTGCCCGGCCGGCAACACGCCCTCCGCCCACTGCACGGGCCACGCATCCAGCCACCCGGTCTCAAGCAACGGCGCGCTGAAGTCCGCCGACGCCGAGGCCGTGATGCGCCACGTGGCGACCGCGCTGAGCCGCGCCTGTGGCAGCGCGACCAGCTGCACCAGCCGCGCCGCGCCGAGGTCGACGTCAAACCGCGTGCTGGCGGCGAGGGCGTCCGCTGACCGCGCGAGCCGCGCGAGCCGGGCGTCGACCAGGTGCGTCAGCGGGAGCGCGACGCGCCAGTCGCCGCCGGAGAGCGTGGCCGTGTCCGCCCAGTTGGGCCAACCGAAGGCGGCGCGTGCAGCAAGCGGCATCGTTACCCCCAGAGCGTGAGATCGGCGACCTGCGTCACCGGGTCGAGCTGATAGCCGAGCACGCGAAAGCGCTGACCGGTGTCGAGTCCGTAGCGGGGATAGCGGAGTGCCACGACGACGCCGAGGTCGAGCGCCGCCAGCACCGTCTGGTCGAGGACCACGCGCGCCTCGTAGCGATCGCGGGGGACCCCATAGAGCGTGAGCAGGCGCGCGGCCTCCGCCTGCGCATCGGCGAGGCACGCGAGCGCCGTCTCCACCGTGCGCTGCGGCGCCAGCGGGTGCATCGTGCGCACACTGTCGTCGTCGGCAATCGCGTCCTGGTACGGTTGCGCCACGCGCGCGCGGCGTGCGGCCCCGACCACGCCCGCGAGCCCGCTGGTCTGGACGGTGTGGTTCCGCACCGCGCGCACGGTGATCCGCGAGGCCGGGATGCCGCCCCCCGCTTCCGCGAGCGGGAGCCGGGCGAGCCGCACGAGATCCCCGGCCTCAAACGTGAGCACGGGCTCCTCAGTCGGGGCCTCGAGCCGCCGCAGCCGAAAGCGGCCGTCCACGTCCGTCCCCCACCACGCGCCGACGGATTGCGCGAGCCGGTCCAGCACGTCCTGCACGGGCGTGACCTCAGTCAGGTAGACGCCGCACTGCGCAGGCTGCGCGGCGTCGAGGGCCGTGAAGTCGGACTCGACGAGTTGATCGGGCGTGAGCCCGACCGGCCCGAGCAGCAGCCGCCGCACGAGCTGCGCCGCCGTGCGATCGAACGGCGTGGTCCCTTCGACGACGTCGCACGTCACCTGCCCCACCGGCGCCGAGCCGAGCCGCAGGTAGCCAGCCGTCGGACAGACGCGATATGTGCCGGGCAGGGGCGGGGTGGCGAACAGGTCCGACACATCCGCGTAGGCGAGCCCCAGTCGCAGCGCCGCCCCAGCGTCCATACAGGCGACGACGTCCCGCACCGGGCCGTCGTTGACTTGGTAGATCAGCCGGCTCGTGTTCACGAGCACCGGCTCGATGTTGCGGACCCATCCGCGCGTGATCGGCTTCGGCTTGCCGCGCAGGTCGCTCTCTCCGCCCTCGAGCCCCTCGGGGAGGACATTGGTGCCCGCGAACAGCGTCCGCTGCACCGGTTGTTCGGCGAACGCCTGCCGGTCGCGGAGGCGGATGGTGACGGTGTCGAGTCCCGTGTCCGCCCCCGCCATCGTGCCGCGGAAGAGCACCGGCCAGCCCGCCGGGAACGCCGCCGCGGGCTCGGTCGACGCGCGCACGACCAGCTCGCGGCCATCGACGCCGAAGCCGCGAAACGCGTCGAGCGCCCCGTCGGCGTTGGCCAGTACCAGATCGCCGAACCCGACGCGTGAGGCGCCGCCGAGCGTCCCGAGGTCGAACAGGTCGCGGCGGAGCAGGGCGGGCTGAAGCACCCGCCCATCGATCAGCGTGTGCGGGGGCGTGTCCGTCGCCCCGGTCGTGAACGCGCGCCCGGTGACGAAGCGCAGGACGCGCGTGCCGGCCTCCGCCGGATCGTAGACCGTGATTTCGGCGACGTACTCCACGGCCTACCGCCGTGGCCCGCTGGCCGCCAGCCGCTGCGCCTGCGCGATTTCGCGTAGCGCCGTATTCGTCTCGCGCCCGATCGCGGCGGCCTGCTCGGCCTGCGCCACCTGCAGCCGACGCACGCGGTCCAGGTCGTCGCGCGTCGACGCAAACCCGCTCCGCAGCTCCGTGACCGCCGCGCGCAGCTCCGTGAGTTGGTCCTGCGCGACCTGCTCCAGTGCGGTGTCCCGCAGCCCCTGCTCGGCTTCGTAGTCGGCCAGGAGGTCGAGGAACCGGCCGTAGTTCTCGTGGCTCTCGATCCGGAGCCGCGTCTGCTCGGTCAGCTGCGCCGTGATCAGGCGGATCTGCTCGGTCGCGGCCGCCTCAATGGCGTCGCGCGTCGCGGTGAGCTCCTCGATCGTCTCGGCGGCGCCGGCCCGCGCGGCCTCGGCGAAGTCCTGCAGCATCTGGATCGTCTCGCGCGCCGTTTCCTGTACCGTCTCGCGCTGCCGCTGCAGCACGTCGAGCTGGGCGGTCGCCGCGGCTTGGATCGCCTCCTTCTGCCCCTGCAGCGCGGCCACGGTCGACTCGGCCGCCCGCAGCTGCGCGTCCGCGATGGCGACGAGCCGGCGGCGGTCCTCCGCCTCCGTTCCGAACCGCAGCGCGAGGTCGCCGACAACCTGCTGCACGCGCTCGAAGTCGCTCACGAAGCCCGGGCCGCTCGCATTGAACCCGCGCGAAGCCTCGAGCAGGGCCCGGGCCGCCGCTGGCAGGTTCGCACCGGCCGCGGCATCACCGCCTTGCGCGGCCGCGACGAGCGCCTCGAACCGATCCCGGGTCTCCGCCAGCTGCGCCTCAGGCGAGAGGGGGGAGAACTGGCCCGTCGTCAGTCCGTCTGCGAACTCGCGGAGCGCGTCGGCCGTCCGCTCCACCGCGTTCAGCTGCTGCTGCGCGACCTGCACGGCCGTGCGCGCCAGTTGGGCGCTGTCGCGCGCCGCCTTGAGCTGCGCATCGATCGCGTCCACCTGCGCCTTCGTCGCCTCGCGAAGCGCCCGGATCTGCGCATCGAGAGCGCGCACCTGCTCAGCCGCCGCGGTGCGCGTCGCGTCGATCTGGTCGCGGAACGCCCGCTGCTCGAGGTCGCTGGCGCGCCGGATGACCGCGATCTGGTCGTCGATGGCCGCGATCTGCGCATCGGCCACTTCGCGGATCACGCCGGTCTGCTCCTCGATGGCGCGCTGCAACAGGAACTGCTCGCGCTCGGCGAACTGCACGAACTGGAGCAGGGCCAGGTTGCTCTCGCTCATCCCGTTCCGCACGGCGTCGGCGAGCTCCTGCCGCTGGCCGGCGTCGAACCCGAACACGGCGGCTTGTCCCGCGTTGCCCGTCGCGCCGAGCGCGCGGGTGAACAGCCCCTCGAAGTCGCGCTGGTCCTGCTCCGCCTGGCGGGCGGCCTGCGCGGCCTGCGCGGCCGCGTTGTAGAGCGCGATCGCCGCAAGCTCCGCCTCGCTCGCGCCCCGCTGCACGGCGTCCCAGAGCCGCGCGTTCGCCTCTTCGGCCGTCCGCAGCGCATCCGCCGTGCGCGGGTCGGTGAAGGCCAGCGTATCGAGGGTGAGCGTCTGCAGGCGCCGCCGGTCATCCTCGGCGCGCTGCGCCTCCGCTCGGGCGCGGACCGCCTCAGCCGCCTCCCGCTCGAGCGCGACCACCTCGCGGAGTGCGACCACGTAGGGCGAACTCTCGCCGAACGCGGCTTCGGCCGCGGCGATCTCGCGCAAGCCCGCCAGGCGCGCCCGCTCGGCCTCGGCGGCCGCGTCCAGGCCGGCCGCGACCAGCCGCCGGACCTCGAGGTCCTCGAGCCCCTGCTGTTCGCGCACCCGGTTCTGCTCCCGGAGCGCCTCCTCGTTGCGCTTCGTGATTTCGGCCAGCTTCTTGAGCTCGCCGACGAACGGAGCGAAGGCCGCCTCGGCGATCCGCGACGTCGCCGCGAGCGTCTCGAACTGCTTCACGAACGCAAGCAGATCGTCCGCCGTCGCGAAGTCGGGCAGCGCACGGACCGTCACCCCCGTGGCCTTCGCGGCGTCCCGGATCAGATCGTTGGCGTCCCGGATGTTCTGCTTGAGCGCCGCCTCAAGACTCGTGGTCGTGCCGATCGCGAAGTCTTCGAGGGCGCGGTTGAACTGCCGGGCCGCTTCCGCGATCTCCGCCGCGCGCTGCTTCGCGCGGGAGCCGAAGAGGTCCAGCGCGTCCGCGATCGCCACCGTGGCGCCGATGATGCCGAGGGCGCCGGCCGCCGCACTCGCCACGCCCGAGGCGCCCGCTTGCCCCGCGAACGCGCCGCCGATCCCGACGTTTCGCGTGACACCGTTCTCGTCAGTGGTGATCCCGGCCCGCTGCATCCGGCTCAGGTTCGTCAACAGCTGCGCGCTCTGGCCGACCGCGGCCCCGATCGCGCGGCCCACGTCGCCGAACGCGACCGCGAGCCCTTGCGCGGCGGACAGCGCTTGCGCCAACCCCTCGGCCAACTCCCCGACGTCGCCGGTGTCCTCGACGATCACGAACGGATTCGCCCGCGCCTCCGCCGAGAGTCCCAGCATGGCGCGCAGCAACTGTTCCATTCGGGTCGCATCGCGGATCGCGGCGGCGTAGCGGTCGGCCTCCTCCTTGGTCAGTGCACGGCCCAGCTGCCGCTCCTCGTCCCGTAGGCCGTTCAGGATGCGCTGCGAGACAATGAGCCGATCGTAGGCTTGCTGCGAGGCGCCAAGCGCCGCCACCTGCGCGCGCAGCTCGTCGGCCGACCGCTCAAGCCCCTCGACGCGACCGGTGAACGCGGCCAGTGCTTTCCGCCGCTCGAGCTGCGCCGTGATCGCGGCCACGGCGGTGAGCGTCTGCTTCTCCACCTCAATCCCGCGCAGCGCGATCGCGAGGTTCTCACCGGATAGCCGGCGCCTCGCGTCCACCTCGGCGTTGATCGCCCGCTGTGTGATCTGCAGCGTCGCGAGGGCCTCGCCCTCGAGCCCGACCGCGGCCAGCACCTGTTGCGCGGTGCGCACGCGGTCCTGGCTGTCTTGCACCGCGCTCCGGCGCTGTCGCACCGCTTCGGCGGCCCGGAGGAGCCGCGCCTCCGCGTTGATCGCTTGTTCGGTGGCGGCCAGCTCGGCGCCCTTGAGTTCCCGCCGGGCGTCCAGGAGGTCGTTGACCCGCTTGTACTCGATGGCCTGCAGCGCGGCCGCGTCGGCCACGAGGCGCGCGAGGGCGAGCTCCTGCTGGGCGGCGCGCACACGGTCCTCGCTGGCTTCGGTCACGGCGCGGCCGACGATCTCGCCCCCACCACCGGCCGGACGAAACCCCTGCGCCGTCTGCTCGGCGGCCCGGGCAATATCTGCTTCCAGCTTCGCGAACTCGTCGCCGGTTTCACCGATGATCTTCTTGAGCCCGACGAAGGCCAACGCCGCGCCCGCAGCGCTCACCGCGAGCGTCACCAGCCGGAGCGGTCCTGCCTTGCCGAGGAGTTCCATCGCGGCAGCCGTCACGCCGATGGCGCGCGCGAGCGCGAAGAACGCTTGGATACTGCTCGCGCTCGTCATCACGGCCGTCGCGGCGGCCGCAATCGCAGCGCGCTGCGCGTAAAGCGCCCACGCGCCGGCCGCGACCGTGACGCCTACGCCGATCTGGCGCATGGCTTCGCCGGAGCGGTTCATCACCTGCAGGCCGGTCGCCAACTGGTTCAGGAACCGGGTCACCCCGCTCGTGGCGTCGGTCGAGAGCTCGAACAGGTCGCCGAACGCGTTCGACAGCGCGCGCAGCGCCCCGCCGAAGGTGTCGCGGGCGGCCAGCGCCGCGCCCGCGTAGACCGACTCGAGCTCGTCCAGGATGATCGCCTGCGCCTCTGCGGTGCGCCCGGCCTCGGTCAGCGCCTTGATGAGCCGTTGCTGTTCCTCGGTGAACCGGAACCCCTGCTTGCTCAGCGCCGACAGCGCGAACTCGGGCGAGCCGAGCGCCTTGCCCACCGTCTCGGCCGCTTGCGTGAGGTCGCCTCCGAGCGCCGCCGCCATGTCGACGGCCGCCTGCGCCGCCCGGTCGAAGGTCTCGCCTTGGATTGTGGTGTACGTGAGGAGGCGCGTCAGCCCGCCCTGCACGGCCCCTTGCGACTGCGTGGAAAGGCGCGAGAGGGTGGCGGCCAGTGCCTCCACCTCCGCACTCGTGCGCCCCGCCGCCTGTTCCGTCGTCGCGATCGTCTGCGTGAGGAGCGCCGAAATCCGCTGCGCTTCCGCCGTCGCCGTGATGACCCGCGAGACGGAGACTGCCGCGCCGACCAGCGTGACGATGCGCGCCGTCATGGAGGCCAGCGCTTTCTCCGCGCTGCCCGCCGATCGGCCGGTCTGCTCGAGCGCCTGACCGAGCTGCGTGGTGGCGACAATGCCGCCTTCGGCGTCAACCGCGAGGCCGAGGGTCTCGACGACGTCCATCCGTCAGTCCTCCCACCACGCGGTGGCGGCGGCCTCAAGCGCCGCCAGCTCCTCGCCCTCCGGCGGCTGCCGCAGGACGCGGTCGATCGCGACGAGCGCCTCCACCTCGAGCACGCTCGGCGTGACGCCTCGGAGCGCCGACCAGTGGGCGATCTCCGCGGCGCTCAGCGGCGCGAAGCCGTTCATGCCCACGCCGCTCCGCCCCACCAGCTGGTGCGCCCAGGTGAGCAGGTACGCGAACGGCTCCGGCTCGCGCGGCCCCACCAGCGCGGCCAGCGCGGCCGGCGACCCTGCGGCGGCGGCCCGCTCGAGGTGCTGGCGCTGGGGTGTGCCGTCGTCGGCCGGCTGGTCGAGGCGCGCGTGGTGAGCGGCATAGACGAGCAGCGCGGCTACGCCGCCTCGAAAAAACGGGCGTGATCGCCCACCGCCGCCACGACCTGCGCATAGATCCACGGCGCGGCGTCGAAGACCGCGAGGACGTTCGCGCGCGTGCACGGCAGCGGCTCGCCGTTGGCGAAGATGCCGCGCCACTCCAGCACGCACGCGGCGATCATCTCCTTGGTGCGGCGCGTGGCCTGCTCCGCCGTCATCTGCTTGCGCTGCTTGCGCAGCTGCTGCTCCACCATCGCGCGCTCCGCGTCACGGTAGTGCTGGGAATGGGCGCCCGCGACGCGCATCGCGACGGGCTGCCCGTCGCCGAACGTCATCAGCTCTTCATCGGCGCCGAAGAGCTCGATCCACGTGCCGTCGTTCTCGCGCGCCGTGATGTCGGCCGCCGTGCTCAGGTCGAATCCCTGCATGTGTCCTCTCAAGTCGGGTCACCGCGCCCGCCGTGGCACGCCCGAGCGCGCAGATGCGCGTCGGCACGACGGACGGGTGAGGTCCGCACATCGGCGTCCTGCTGGGGCGTCGCGCGTGCCACGCGCCCTGTCCTGCGCCCGCTTACGGCGTGAAGGAGCTGCACATCGTGAGCAGGCCCGTGTCGTAGCCCGTCACGCCGCGGATCTGGCCGCTGTTCCAGTTCGCGGTCTCGATCATGGCGCCGTCGTTGCCGAGTGGCGCGTCGACGTCGTTGAACTTGATGCGCGGCACGAACAGTGAGTGGCACGCCTGCGGCTCGGCCCCGGGGAGGCGGAGCAGCACGTGCAGCTCGAACTCGTCTTCCTCGATGAACGCTTTCATCCGCTCCATGTCCTCGCGGATCAGCGACACCGACCCGCTCAGGTTCGCGTCGTTGTCGAAAACGTCCGGCGTGATCTGCGAGCCGACCACGGGCTGCGTCGCGGCCGTGATCGCGTACTCGAGGTTGAACGCGGTGCACACCGCGATGTCGGTACCGCCGAGCGAGATGCGCGCGTCGGCGAAGACGAGCCCGTCGCCGGTCGGCTCCGTCGGCGCGGTGAAGTACGGCGCGTCCGCGCCCTCCCGCACCTCCTGCCGCGCGCCGAGCGCCGAGAAGTCGACGATGGCCATCCCGTCCGGCGTGCCGGTGATCGAGAACCCGGTGTACCGCACGCCCGAGAACAGGAGCGTGGCGTCGATCGCGTCGTAATACTGCTCGACCGTGTACGAGCGGCGCACCGGCGCGGTGGCGTCGTTGGTGAGCTTGCGCAGGCGGGTGACCGACACCGTGTCATCCGGGGTCGCGTCGGGCACGAGCGGATCGACGACGACCCCGTTCTCGACGGGGCGGTGGAGCGTGATCGTACTCGCGGTGAGCGCCTTGATCCGCAGGTTCTTGTTGTTGTTCGCGGCCTGCGCGTGACCCGAGAGGCGGATGACATCGCCGACCCGGAGCCCGAGCGCGATCCACGAGCCGGTCGCGGCGACGATCGTGGTCGCCGTGGTCGTGAGGCTCGTGAAGTCCGTCTGCGTCAGCGTGATGGACGCCGCCCACGTCCCGCGCATCGCGGCCTGGAACGTCTCGTCGATGCCGCCGACGATCATGTCCATGGGGTAGTTGCCCGCCACGGAGACCGACCCGTGCCGCGCCATGAGCCCGAGCCCGTCGCGCCGCACCGCGTTCGGCAAGATGGGCGTTTTCGACAGCTTGAGTCCGGGGCCGGGGTTGATGGGCAGGACGTGCGCCCCCGATGCGCCCGGGAGCACGTTGAAATCGGCTTCGACTTTCTGCGCAACGCGCACCAGTTTGCCAGGCTGCAGGGCCATCGGGAGTTCCTCAGATCAGGTCAGGCGGCGAGCGCGTTCACCGCGAACGCACGCCACGGGATGGTGCAGAGCACGTCCGCTACGCCGCCCTCACGCGGGCGGATCGGTCCCTCGAACGGCGCCACGTCGGCGCGGATGTGACACGTGCCGCCCGGGAGCACGAGGCGGAGCCCGGGCGCGTAGCGCGCCATGACGGCGCGCGTGATGGTGCGATGTGCGCGGTGACCGATGTCGCTCGGCAGCGTCACGCGGAGGACATAGAGTCCCGTCGACTCGACGCGGCCACCGTCTGCACTCGCCGACCGCAGCGTCGTCGTGGCGGGCACGAGTTCTTCCGTGAGCATCGCGCGCGCGCCGGTTGGCGTCGCGGCGAGGTTGTCCCACGCGATCACGCCGGGGAGCGTGACGTCGAGTCGGCGCCCACTGCCGGCCGGTTGCGGTGGGCGCGCCTCGGCGACGGTGACGGTGGTCGCGGTGACGCCCGTGATCACGCTGGGCGCGTTCGTTGCGAATCCGACCGGGGTGATCGGCAGCCCGACGACGAATCCGTCAGCCACGAACGAACCGCTCTGGCGCACGTAGCCGCTCGCGGTCGCCGACAGCGTGATGGTGCCGGTGGAGGGCAGCACGACGCCCGCGAGCCGCGCCCGCAGGGCGAGTTGCAGGGCGTGGAGGTCAACCACGGCGCACCTCGCTCGCGATCTGCGCCACGATGCGCGGCCAGCCCGCTTTCGTGAGCTTCACCGAGTGAAAGCCGCCCACGGGCGAGCGGAGCGTCAGCGGGGTGCCGCCGTGGGCGTAACTGACGCCATCCTCGATCGACGGGGCATAGGCCGCGTTGGTCGTGAGCCGCCAGCGGAGCGGCGAGACGAAGTCGGGGATGAAGGAGCCCTTGAGGTACCCGAGGTCCACGGGCTGCCCCGGCGCGCCGGTCAGTTCGCTGCCCTCGACGACGCTGCGCTGCACTTCCTCCGTGGCGCGCAGGAAGGCGCGACGCACCGTCTCCTGATGCCGCGCGCTGGCCGCGCGCAGGCGGAGCGCGAACGACGCGGCGTTCTGCCCGCTCATCGCGCCACCACCACGCGCAGCACGATCGGCGTGCCGTCCGGCGCGACGGGTTCGACGTCGCGCACCGTATACGTCACCTGGCCGAACGCGACCTGCGCCCCCAGCGGGACCGTCGCGCTGTAGTCGTCCAGCGCCACGAGCAGCGTCGGCGCCTCGCTTTCGACCAGGCGCAGCGCTTCGTAGCGCGTGGGATTGCCGCGCACGCGGATCGCGGCCCCAGGCACGAGCCCAGGCGCTCCGCCCGTGAGCATCCCGGTGGCGGGGTCGTGCGTGCGACCGGTGGGCGCCGCGAACACGACGCGCGCGCCGGCCGCGCGGAGGTCCGCGAGGGCCGCAGCGTGGTCGGCGGCGTACGACACGTCAGGTCCGCCGCAGCGTGAGTCCGCCACGGCCCGCGCCCGCGAGCAGCGGGGCGAGCAGCGCCATCACCCGCGGGAACCGCGCAAGGCCGCGCGGCCGGTGACTGGCCGGCAGATACTCGGTCTCGAGCACGTCGATCTTCTTCCGGATCACGACGCCCGTCGGGTCATAGCCGGCGGGATCCGCGCCGAGCCGCAGGTACTGGAACGCGAGCTCGCACGTCGCCTCGACCACGCGCCGCGGGATCGTGTCGTCCGGGAACAGGTCCCCGGTCGGATCGTCGGGATTGGCCACCGCCGCACGGGGCCACGCGAGCGCCTGCGTCGCCGACGCGCGCCGCCCCGGCCACTCGAGCGCGGAGAGGTCGCGCGTCGCATCCACGAGTGCGGCCAGTTGCGGCTCGGCCCCGGTCCAGACGTCGCCGCCGAGGCGTGCCTCGCAGTACGCCTCCATCGCGTCTTCGTCCGCGAACGTGTTCGCGTCTGGCGCGCCCGGGGTGGCGATCAGGTCAGCCATGGCTACGGCGCGCCCTCAGCCGACTCCGCCGCCACCGCCAGCGCGTGCGCGTCCGCGATGCGGGCGAGCAGGTGCGACTTGGCCGTCTTCGCGTCCAGCGCGAGTCCGAACGTGACGCGGCCGAACTCGGCCAGTTCCGGGTTCGTCCGGTCGGCGAGATCCGCTGGCAGCGGCGGGATGCTGTCGGCGCTGGCGATCGTCGACGCCGCCACGGAGGGCCCTCCATTCCCCCCTCCCTCCTCCGTGACGGACGCCGACGATGGCGGCGCCGCCACATCGGCCGCGTGCGCCCACTCGCCCGTCGCGAGCATGTCGCGTGCGTCGACCGGCCAGCGCCGCGTGCACGTGCCGGTCGGCACGTGCACGAGCGTGACCTGGCCGTCCTCGTCAGGGCGCACGAGGACTCCACCGCCCACCCGGGGCGTGCTCCCCGGCAGCTGCGTAGCGTCGAGCATGTCAGCCTCGCGGGACGAAGAACGCGGAGTAGTTGATCCCCGTCGCGACCGTTCCGCCCACGCGCGTGAAGAGGCGCAGGTACCGGTAGGTCACGCCGTTGACTTCGTTCGTGATGTGCAGCTCGCGGCGACCGGCGCCCGACGAGGCGGACTCGTTGCTGACCGAGCTGTGGCCGAGCTTGAGCAGACCGGTGATCACGATGCCGGCGCCGAATCCGCTGGTGTTCGAGACCTGCGCTTCGATCTCGTACTTCTCGTTGCCGGTGTCGATTTCGACGGCCGAGATGTCGACGATCACGCGACCGTCGATGCGTGCCGGACCGAGGTCGAGCTGGCGCGCCGACGAGGCGACCGTGGCGGCCGCCGACGTGGCGACGAGGCCGGCATCCTTGAGCAGCGTCGCGTGATCGTACGTGAAATCCTTCTGATTCCGGGCCATGACAGGCGCTCCGTTGGTCGAGTGAGGCGGTTGAGACGATCAGGCCGCGACGGCCGCGTCGCTGATCCCGCGCAGGCGCGTCGCCGCGCGGCCGTGCTCGATGCACATGCCCGCGTACCACTCCACGCGCGTGCGGCTGGCCGGCGTGCTGTCGAGCTCGCCGAGGTCGCGCACGTCCATCGGGCGCGACTGGATGCCCGACACCAGGCCGTCGCCGAACCCGACCACGTAGATCGACGTGGCGGTCGCGTTTGCGCCGGTCGAGGCCAGCTCGTTGAACGCCAGCGGCTCCGTGCCGCCGTTGTCCGAGTAGGGCACGAGGATCGGGAGGTCATTGTAGACCGCGATCTGTCGACCGAACGCGTCGCGATCCCACTGCAGGAATCCGCTCACCGTCGTCGTGCGCGCGGCGGTCGTGATGCGACGCCGCATGGCCTTCGACATGATGATGTGCGTCGGGTTCGTCGTGGCGTCGATCGCCTCGTCGAGCTTGGTCAGCGAGAGCGGATCTCCGCCGTTCGTGGTGCCGTTCTCGATCAGCTGCGAACCGGTGATCCGCTTCTGCAACCCGTCGAACTCGCGTGGGTTCGTCTCGCTGTCGCCCTTGATGATCGTGGTGGTGAGCGCCGCCGCGAGCGCTTTCACCTTCAGCGCCTCGTGGGCGGCCCGCACCCCCTCGCCCATCGTGGTCGTGATGAACTGGTCGACATCGAGGTCGCCGCCGCAGATGCGGAGCGCCTCGGTCAGCGGGTTGATGACGCCGACGCTGGGCACGTAGCCCTCGTTGACGCCGCGGAACGCGATCCCGGGGAGCGCGCCCTCGCGGTTGTACGCGTAGGCGTTGCCCTGAATGTTCTTGAAGGGCATCGCCATCAGGATGTCGGAGGCGCGGGCGAACATCGCGATGACAGCGGCCCGCAGCGTCTTGCCTTCGTTCGCGGCGAGCTTCGCCGCCTCGACGAGCGTAAGTGCGCTCATGGGTCCCTCGTGGACGGTGTAGGGTCGTCCCTCGGGATGCGCGCTGGTCGCGCGGTCTGGTCCCCTCGGGATTCGTGGTGGCGTCCTGCGCACCGCGCTTGCGCACGGCTCAGCCGAATCCCTCGGCGACCACGTACCGGGATCTCCCCGGCCCTACCGTCTCACCCGTCCGGCGAACGGCGCGGCGTGCCCACGCCGTCCGCCAGGTCCTGCGTCCTACGCGGCGCGCCCTGTGGCGCGGAGCTGCGACAGCGCCGCGGCCGGGTTCTTGAGCAGATCATCAGCCGACAGGCTGGTCGTACCGGCGCGCGTTCCCCCATCGCCACTCGACCCGCTGCCACTGCCCTGCGTGCCGGCGTAGAACTCCGGCGTCTCCGACTTGAGGTCGGCCGCGATGAACTGCTCGATCTTGGCGCCGGCCTTGCCCTTCACGATCGGTTCGGCGCCGTCGTCGGTGAGATCGAACCGATCGTGATTGAGCTTCCACCACGCGTCGACGCGATCGGCGCGGACCCCGTGCTTGAGCGCGAGCGCCTTGACGCGCGAGTCGAGCTTGAGCGAACGGTTCTCGGCGAGCGCCGACTTGCCCTTCTCGAGCTCCGGCTCGAGCTCCTTGAGCACGTCGGCGCGCACGTCCTCGCGGATCTTCGCCAACTGCTCTGCGGACAGGCCGGCGTCGGAGGCCTTCTTCTCCGTCTGCAGCCGCTTGATCTCATCGGCCGCCTTGCGCGCGAGCGCCTCGGCCGCTTCGCGCTTCTCGCGCTCGCTCTTGGCCGCGTTCTGCAGCGCCGACGTATCCGCGTCTTCGACGAGCGCGAACGACCCGTCCTTCAGCTCGAGCGCGTTGGCGCGCTCGGCCTCCGGGATCTCCTCGAGGGTGGCGAACTTCTTGAGTGGCATGGCAGCGAGGGTGAGGGGGCACCGTCTGTCTGATTCCACGCTACCACATCCGACCGATGGTGTCGGGGCTACCCGTTGCCACCCGCGCAACACCGCATTAGCCCGACCGCTGCCGCCACGGTTCGTCGTCGTCCCGGTCCGGCGGGGACGGGGGCGGGGCGGATTCCGCGAGCACCTCGCCCTGGATGTAGGCGATGGTCAGTGCCAACGCGCGGGCCGGGCTCAGCCCCTCCGCCCGACACGTGCGGTAGTAGTGCACGTGCAGGCGCGCGATTCGCGCGGTCTCGCGGAGGGCGTCGTCAGTTGGGGTGTCGTCGGGCATCGGCACAATCTCACGCGGCGGTCGACGTCGTCGGCCGGACGCCCGCAGACGCGGTGGCCCGCCGGGCCATGGCGTGGCATCCCGCGACGCCGCCCGCCACGCTCGGGACTATGGGGCGGACGGCGACGCCGATGTCCGGCTGGCGGTGGCGCGGCTGGTGGTCGAGGACGCGCCGGGCACGGTGGTGCGGCCGGGGCGACCCGCTCACCGGTCGGCCGGCTGAGGATCCGTCACCGGCTGGGGTGACGACGCGACGGCCTGCCCGGCGACGGCCTGCCCGCGCCCCGCAGCCAGCCGCTCCGCCCACCGTGCCCGCTGGGCCTCCAACCGCTCAGCCGCCTCGCGCGCCGCGCGCTTTCGGGCCCCACACCCGCAATCGTCGGACGTCATCGGTCGCGGAGCCGGTCGCGGGCGATCCGGGCCACCACGCAGCGGCGCAGGGCGGCGAGGCGGCCGTCGATCCAGCCGACCACGCGGCGGCTCTGATCGACGGTGCGGACGAGGCAGATCAACGGGCGACGCATCAGACGCTCCAGGTGACGGGATGCCGCAGCATGTCAGGCCCCGACGCGGCCGGGCACTCGCACCGTGCCGGATGATTCCGACCGGGCCACGAACACCACGGCCAAGCAGCGGCAGTTATAGGTGCTCTCCCCTGGCGTCAGTTCGCCGTTCGGGAACCGCTCGTCGAACCCGACAACGGTCCCGTTGAGCGCGTGGTGTTCCGGCCGTTCGCGTCCATCGAGCACGGTCACCCAGCGCCGGCGGAGCTCGCCGCGATCTGCCGCGCCCACCGCGATCGCGTCCTCCCACGCCAGCCGTTGGGCCGCCCGGTTGGCGTCCAGCGCGGCTGTGCGCGCCGCGGTCTCCGCGTTCCACGCGATCCGGCGGCGGGCGTACGTCGCGACCATCCGGTCGATCTGCGCCGCCGTGAGCGTGCCGCGTCGCACGCTGCCATCGAACCGCCGATCGCGGCGCGCGTACCGGAGGGCGCGCGCCACGTCCCCGGTCTCGAGCGCGCGGCGGAAATTGGCCACCTCCGCGAGCTGCGTCGGGCCGAGCCCCACGACGCCGCGGATCTGCCGGGCGACCGTGCGCGGGCTCACGCCGTCTCGCAGTCCGTTCTCCGCGACCGCCCGCACCACCTCGCGCACGGCGGTGACAGCGCTCGCGACGTGCTTTTGGTCCAGCGTGCGGATCGCGTCGATCACGCGCGGGTTCAGGACGTCGAACGCGATCCCGAGAGTGCCCACGGCCTGCGGCAGCTGTTTCCCGTGGAACGTCATGCCGCTCGCCACGGCCTGCTGCAGGTCGCGGCGCAGGCCGGCGAACGCCTGGCCCATCGTGGCGTCGTTCAGGACCGTGCCGAGCAGCCCAACCACATCGCCGCGCGCGAGGTACGCCTCGACGACGCCTGGGGCCAGCCGCTGCTCGATCAGCCGCCACGCCTGGAGCAGCTGCCGGCGCTGCTCGGCGGTCCACCGCGCGGACTCGCCCTGGACCGCCCGCCAGAACCGCCGCTCGCTCGGGGTCACGCCACGAGCCGCTCAGCGCGCGCGCGGTCGACCGCCTCCTCGTTGGCATCCGCGCGCGCGGCCTGCCCGGCCAGCATCTCAAGCTCGATCTCCTCGAGATCGGCGTCCGGCGCGATGAGCCCACGCGACTGCATCTGCTCGAGCATCAGGCGCGGCGGCAGCCCGGCGTCCGCGATCGCCCGCACCCACGCCAGCAAGAGCGGCGCCGGCATGTCCAGCGCCTCGAACTCGCGCGCGATCGCGATCACCGGCGCTTGGGCGGCCGGGATGTCGCGGTACCACGCGTCGATCTCGGCGGCGGCGTTGATCGCGTCCTCGATGCCCTGGGCCGCCGTCGCGAGCGTGGCGTTCTCCGCCGTGGCATCGAGCCGCTTCGCCTCGGCTGTCTCGGCCGCGCGCGTGTCCGGCTGCAGGAAGCTCAGCCCGAGCTGCGCCATCTCGACGAGCTTCTCCTTGCGGCCCTCCGCGAGCTGCGCCAGACCGTGGCCCGGGGGCGACGCCCACTGGACGCTCCCGCCCTGCTCCACATGGATGCCCACGAGTGGCCCGATCTTGAGCTTGCCGGCCGCGCCGGTCGTTTCGTCCGGCATCAGCTGGCCGGTCACCACGAGCTGCTCAAATCCGCACACACTGCGAGCGAACCGCAGGTCGGTCGCGATTTGCCAGTGCGCGAGATTCGCCCAGGCGACCCCGAGCAGGGGGATGGATGCGGTGCACGGGGCCTCGGTGCGGCCAGCGTACGCGATCGCCACGGGCAAACGGCGGGCGGGTCGGCCGGCGCGGTCGCGAAACGCCCCCCGCCCGATCTCGCGGTACGTGTCCGCCTGCTCCCCGGCGGCAGCGGGCGCCCGCTGATAGAGCGTCCACGTCGCCGCCCACCCGTCGGACGTGGGGACGAGCTGCAGCACACGGTAGCGGTCCACCGTGCGCACACCGAACAGCCCGTCGGGGACGTCCGTCTCCTCGGCGAGTACGAGCAGCGTGGGCACCGTCTGATTGTCGATGGTCTCCACGCGCCAGTTGAGCAGGGCGGCGCGGCCGTAGCGCGCCCAGCGGGGACGCAGGTCGTACTGGGCCTCGGTGGCGGCCGTCACCGGAATGGGCTGCCCGTCCTCGCCGACGGGCGGCGGCGGGTGATCGACCACGAGTACGCCGAGCCCGTCGCGGATCGTCGCCTCCGCGAACCGCTTCGCGAACACGGTCCACTTGGTGCCGGCCCCGTCCAGGTTGTCCCAGTGCGCACGCATCGCGGCTTCGCTGCCGTTCCACGTGATGGCGGGGGGCTTGCCGAAGAGCAGCCCCACGGCGGCCGAGAGCGTCCGCTCCAGCCCGCCGAACACCGGCTCCGCCACGCGGCGGATCGCGTACGTGTCCGGGTGCTCGTCTCTCCACTTCCGGACGTACTCGGTCGCGTGCGCGTGCATGACGCGTGTGCCCTCGAGCAGTCGGTGCACGAGCAGCAGGTCCTCGGCGGCCGCGCGGACCTCGGGGCGCGCGTAGCTCGGCAGGGTCGGATCGGTGGTGACGTGGGCCATGCGTCGCTCAGGGGCTCAGGGAATGCATGTGGACGCCGTGGCGGGGGGCCAGCAAGCGGTAGCGCGTTTCGTCGTAGGCATGGTCTTCCGCCTTCGTGTCCACGTCGTCCGTCAACCGTGTGTCGCGCGGGAGCACGGGCACCGTGCGGATCCAATCGACGCACGCGTGGGACACGAACAACCCCGGCTCTTCGCGCGGCTGCCGGGCCGCCGCGGTCAAGCGGCGCCGCAGCGCCTCCGCGCCGGTCTTGCGCGTGCCCGGGCTCTTGTCGGCCGCGAGCCACCGCACACCGCGCTTCGCCATGTCGGCGGCGATCGACATGCCATTTTCGACGTCGAAGATGGACGCGTCCGCGGGCCCGGGGTGCACGCGCCAGCCGTACGCCTGCCGCCAGAGCGCCTCCCGCTCGCGGATGCCGTCGGCGATGTCCACCGCGAGGAGCTTGAGGCCGACGTTCGGGTCGCCGGGACGCGCGCCGTACCACTCCGCGATGCGCACCAGGGTGCCGCGCGCGAAGTGCCGGCGCATCCCGTCGGCCATGACCGCCGGTGACCCGTCGCTCTCGGCCCACCAGCCGACGCTGAACGGCTTCGCGCTCCCCCAGTCGAAGCTCCGGTCGATGCGCCACGAGACCGGCACCCGGAACGGCGGGAGCACGTGGACGCGGCGGTCCCACACGTCGTCGAACATCCCGCCGGCGACAATGTCCCAGTCGCCCAGGCGCATCGCGCGGACGAGGGCCGGGTCCCCGAGGCCCTCGAGACGATCCGCGTAGTCGGGATCGTTCGCCAACATCGTCGGGTTGTCCTCAAGCAGCGACCGGATGAACTGCCGCCGCATGCCGCCGTCCTTCCGCGGTGCGGTGCGGATCTCGCCCTCTGGCGCGAAGTCGACGAAATCGGCCTTCACCCAGGTGTGTCCCACGCCCCCCGGGTTCGCGCTGCACAGGATCCGCGGGAACAGGTGCGCGATCCACGCGGGCACCCGCAGTCCGCCGAGTCGCACGCGTCCGCGGAGGTAGCGATACATACTGGCGGTCCACTGGGTGAGCTCGTCGATGAGCAGCACGTGGATCTCCGACCCTTGGTACCCGAGCACGTCTTTCTCGTGCTGCGCGTGGCACAGGTGGATCACCGAGCCGTTCTCGAACCGGATCTGGTTCTTGTGCCAGATGATACGCGCGTCCCCGGTCTCGAGGTCGCGGGCGAGCAGCGGCGGGAACGATGACGGGCCTTCCATGTGGTTCTTGAACAGGTCCGGGAACTCGCGCCGGAAGAGGTAGACCTGCAGCCCGGGCACCCATCGGCACCACTGGATGGCCGCGCGGCGCATGAGGTGGCTTTTCCCGCCTCCGGCCGCGCCGCCGTACAGCAGCTCGGTGGCCGGCGATTCGAACGCGGCCCGCTGCTTCGGGTGCAGATCTCGCGGCGTCTGCCGCTCGTCGAGCACCCGCACGATCTGCTCCAGGGCCGCTCGCCCCTGCTCCGGATCGCGCGTGAGCTGCGCAAGCGTCGAGGCGGCGATCATCCGCGCGGACCAAGCGCCGACGCGAGCTGCGCGGCCGCGGCGGCGAGTTCCTCGGGCGACGCGTGCGCGACGTCCACGCCCGCGACCGCGAGTGGCCCGCCGTCCTTGCCGGTCAGTTCCATGCGATCCGGCGGATAGTAGCGGAGCCGCTTCGCCGCCTTCTCGAGCGCCGCGTTCTTGTCCCAGAGCCGGAACTCGATCGACCGCTCGGTGATGGTGTTCCCCGCCTTGTCTCTCACGCTGCGGATGCGATGCTTGACACTGGAGACCGCTCGCCACGCGTCGTCCGGCGCGCCCGGGGCGAGCGTCAGCGTGCCCGCGTCGTCGACGCAGAAGTGGCGCACATCGGATCGGGCGAGCACCCGGATCTCGGCGGCAACCTCTTCCGCGCGCATCTCCGTGGTCGTTCGCTGCGCCGCGAGCGCGGTGGCCAGCGCGGCCGCGACACCACTTTGCCCTACCAAGCGAGGCCCGAGTTTATCGGCGTTGCGCGCCGAGTACCCCGCCCGAATCGCCGCCTGCGTGGCGTTCATGTCGACGAGATACTCCTCGACGAACCGCTGTTGTTTCGGGGTCAGTGGACGGGTCGGCACACGCGTACTATGCGTCCGGATCGGGGTGATCCGGGGCAAGTGGTGTTGCGCTGTCCGCAACGAGGGCCACGCCCTGCGGCGTCAGGGCCCACCGCGACGGACGCCGCCCATCGGCCGACGCGACGCAGCGCACGTGTCCGGCGCGCGCGAGCTGCGCCAGCTCGCGGCGCAGGCGCCCGACGGGCAGGGCCAGCGCGGCCCCGAGGGCGATCGTGTCCGGCGGCGCGTCCGTCGCGAGCGCGGCGAGGATCCGGCGCGGGATGGGCTGGCGCCGCGCGCGGCGCTCGGCCTTGCCGGGGCGCTGCCACTCGAGGGTGAGTCGCCGGCGTCGCTCTGGGCCGGGGGCGTGCTCGCGCAGGTAGCCGCGCTGCACGAGCCACGTGAGCGCCCGGGAGATCGGCGCGCGCGAGAGGCCCGTGGCGAGCTCGATCGTGAGGAGTCGCGCGTCCCGCACCTCGTGGTGGTGCAGGTGGACGAGGCACCAGGCGTACACCGTCCGGCGCGCCCCGCGCATGCCGGCGTCGTGCACCGAGGACTCCATGGCGGGGAAGCTCATGGGGTCTCCTGGGCTCGCGACCGCGTCAGGGTCGCGCGTGCGGCCCGATCCCCTGCCGGGTGGCGCTGGGTCCTTGCCCGGCCGGCCGGCGGGCTCTGGGCGGCTGCTGGCGCGCGGCGTGGCACCGTGTCGCGCGGCCCGCGCTGCCAGATCACGTCCACCCACGCCCGGCACTGGTCGCGCGCGGCCGTCTCGAGGCTGGCGGAGCGCCGGGCGAGGATCTGCAGGAGTCGCGTGAGTTGGTCCGGGTGGTCGATCGCCGTGGCGAGGGCGCCAGCCTCGAGCTCGTCGAGGAGCCACCGATGCTGTGCGGTGGTGAGCTTGCCGCCAGGGCGCTTGACCTCGACCCAGACGCGCAGGCCGCGTCCGCGGTGGACGTAGCGCCGGTCCGGCAGCCCTTCGGTGATCATCGTGGCGCGGCGCTGCTCGTAGCGCTCCACGATCCAACCGGCGGCGATGGCTCGGGAGTCGCAGGCGGCGGCGACGTCGGACTCCGTGACGCGAGGACTCTTCATCGGCCGCTCCTCGTGCTGCCAGCAGTGCGCCAGCGACGGTGACCGATAGGACCGATATATCGGCACTTTCCGAAACTCTCTCTTGTGCGCGCGCGCATGCGCACACGAAACACTTCTGTGCAATTATCGGCACTATCGGTCATATCGGTCACCTCACATAGGAGAATATCACAAACATGTCCTGCGATAATCGGTCACCTATCGGTACTTCCGGCACTTCCAGCTAGGAGTGAAACCAAGCGTCGTCCCGGTCGGCGTTGGCTTCAGGGGAAAGCAGTAACCGCAACCCAGTGCGCAGCTTACGGCTATTCGTGGCTCGGACATTGAACCCGCGCTCGCCCATCCGGCGCCCGAACATCTGCGCGGTGATGACGTACTCGCCGTTCTCCTTCGCCCACTTCTCGTAGGCCCTGTAGAGCTCTCCGGCGAGGACTTCGAATGCCCCGACCTCGCACCGATCGGCCAAGAATGCGCCGATGGTGTCGCTTTCCTCGCGGTAGGCCTGAGTGGCCGCGAGCACGCGATCCGGGGCACTGAGGCCGTGCTCGAGCCAGCGTTCGCAGCCGGCGACGGCCCAGGCGAGGATGCCGGGCAGTTCCGCGCGCAGTCTGTGGGGGAGGCTGTCGTCGCGCTGCTCGGGCGCGATGGTGACCTCGAACGGAATGAGCCGGACGCGCCGCCAGATGGCGTAGTCGGTGCCCCGGATGACCGGTTTGTGGTTGGCGGCGAGCCACAGCTTGAACTGCGGCTTGAACTCGAAGTCCTCGCTGTAGAGATACCGCGCCGTCATGACGTCGCCGCCGGTTAGCGACTTGATCAGCCCTTCGTTCAAGCGCTTGTTCTCGCCCACCTCGGAGCTGCGCACGAGGCGCGAGCCGGCAAGCCGAGCGACGTCGTTGCGTGGGCCGGCCTCGGTGCGCCGCTCGAGGAACGTCGTGAAATCGGCCTGCTGCCCGTACTCGCCGGCGAGCATCCCGAAGACGTCGAGCAGCGTGGACTTGCCGTTCGCGCCGGTGCCGTGGCAGAGGTGCAGCACCTGCTCCCGCGTGTCGCCGGTGAGCGAGTAGCCGACGGCGCGCTGCAGGTACTCGATGAGCGACGCGTCGCCCGCGAAGATGGTGTCGAGCGTGCGGAGCCACGCGGGGCACGTGGCCGCCGGATCGAAATCCACGTCGACGAGCTTGGTGGACAGATCGCCGCGCGCGTGCGGCCCCAGGGTGCCGGTCTGCAGGTTGAGCGTGCCGTTCCGCACGGTGAGCAGCATGGGACGCTGGTCGAGCTGCTCGTGCGAGATGGCGATGCCGGGTTCGGAGCGCGCGAGGCGGATCATGGCATCGATGCGTCCGACGGCTTCGGAGCGGAACGCGTGCTGCGCCAGCTGCTTCCGGTCGTCGCCGCTCAGGGCATCGGCCTCCTCGAACATGCGGCGCACGACGCCTTTCGCGCGCCGCTCGACCTCGCCGGTTTCGTCGCGCGCCCAGCGCCGGCCGTCCCAGACCAGCCACACTTTCCACCGGGGGATCCATCGGAGATCGCGTCCATGCAAGGCCACGAGGCGCTCTCCGTTGCCGACGTCGGTGAACGGGTATGCGGCCATGGGCAGCGCGGGGATCAGGCTACTCATGCGGCGGCATCCTGCGTCGGAAGCGGTTCCGTGCGCGTACGCAGGGCGCGCTCCGCGGCGGAGCGCCGGCGCGGCGCAGCGTGGTACACGGCCGCGGCGGATTCGGTCGGTGGCGGCGCGGGCAGCCTGCGGGCCTGCTGGTCAAAGCCTTGCGCGTGGCGGATCGCGTCGGCGTGCGCCGCCAGCAAGCTCTCGACACGGGCGGCGCGGCTCTCCTGGCGAGCCCGCCACGCGCCCAGCGCCGCGGTCTCGCTCGGCATGCGATCCGCCACGTCGTCGCGGAGCACGCGCCGCGCCTCCTCGAGCCACCACGTGACGCCGGCCTGCAGTCGGCCTGGCGTGTCGGGCGTGGCGACCAGCGCGGCAATGTGGTCCACGGTGAGGGTCGGTGCGTGGTCCAGCGCGTGCTGCGCCGCGTCGATCCAGCGGAGGAGCGGCGACGTCATGCGGCCCCCGTGATTGCAGCAACGGCAAGCGCGCGGGGCGGGGGCCCCTGCCGTTCACACCACAGGCAGTAGCGGGACGCGCTGGCCCACGGCGCATCATCGCACGCGACGCACCAGGTGCCCGTCGAGAGCGGGCCGATGCGGTCGCGCAGGCGCTTCGCGTCGAGGCGCAGGCTGATCGGCCAGAGGCCGAGCCGTCCGAGGTCGGTAAACCGCAGCGTCGGGTCCTCGCCCTTCGCGGCCGCCACCAGTGCGAGGACGCGCCACCCGACGCACTCCGCGGGATCGGACGGCGCCGTTCCCACCCAATGCCGCACCGCCCGGTGCGCCGTCGCCCGCACGAGGCCCCGTTCGATCGTGGTCCACCCCGTGTCCGTCGTCTCGCGGCGGAACGCCGGCACGTACGGGGGCAACACGAGCCGACCGAGCCGGGCGCCGAGCTGCTGGACCTGGCGCAGGCGCCCGCCGACGGTGATCGGCCAGTATCCGTCGATGGTGCGCTCGGTGAGGGCGTCGGCCCGGTCCGAGATCCGAAGCGACCGGGCGCTCATGCCGCGGCTCCTTTCCGCAGATTGCAGCCGGCGCAGAGGACCTGCAGGTTCGCTGGCGCGTTACTCCCGCCGCGGGCCACCGGCACGATGTGGTCGAGGTGCACGGCGCCGCGATCCAGTTCGACGCGGCCGCACCGCGCGCAGACGTAGCCGTCGCGCGCGAGATCGTAGGCGTCATCGAGGACCGCCTGCCGGACCGCTGGTCGGATCGGGCTGCGGGCCGGCACGAGGCCGTCGGCGCCGCGCAGCTCGCGGGCCGCCAGGTCGGCGGTCTGCGCGTACTCGGCGAGCACGGCGCGCGGCACAAAGACGAGGCGCCCGGCGCCGTGCGCGGCCGCCCGCAGCCCGTGCCGCATGCGCTCGAGGCGGTCGATCACGCGCGGCAGGATGTCCGCGATCGGCTCAAGACCGCTCACGAGACGCTCCGCTCAGCC